TGCGAGACTACGTGCCTCCCGGTGTGGAGGGTCCGGTCGAAAAGATCAAAGTTCGGCAAACGCTGGCGAACCTGATTACCCATCCTGGACTCAAACTGTCACCGAAGGAATTGATTGTCAGTGGAATCTTGGCAGACACAATCGAAAAGAGCGGGCAAGAAGTTCTGGTAGACAAACGCGACTACGAAACAATCACCAAAGCCCTGGACAAGATCGTACCGGAGCTAGGGTTGGGCCGTGCCCACTATCCTTTGATGGACCGTGTCTACAACGCACCGGAGATTGAGGTCGAGGCCAAAGACGAGCCCAAACAACCGGAGCCGGAAAAGAAGTGACGCAGCTCTATTGGACAACGCTGACGGTCGACCAATGGGCCAGTATGACGGTGGACGAGTGGGCCACCATGCTGGTCGAGCCAGTGGGCGAACGGCGTGACCCAGGCGACACCGACTGGCTACGTGACGATCCTGGCAATATCAGTGTGAGTCGTGAGGGGTCTGGAGGCGTCACCCTGACGCAAGATGGCCCTGGTGGTATATCCATCACAATTGCCGGCCCAGCCGCCTTAGGCGTGACGAGAGACGGCCCTGGCGGCATTTCCGTGGCATATACCGGCCCTGGTGGCACAATCCTTGCTCAAAATGGCCCTGGTGGGGTCGGTTTGACCCGGATCGGCCCCGCTGGGGTTGATTTGACCCGGATCGGCCCCGCTGGAATTGCTACGGCAGTCGGTGGCCCCGCTGAAATCGGTCTTGCCAGGGGTGGCCCTGGCGGCGTAATCTTTTCACGATAGGAGTGCAGATCATGGGACGAGTTTACGAACAGGTGCAGATCGACCAACAGGCCGCTGGTTCTACGACACTAAGGGCGGCGGTGGACAGTAAGAAATGCACATTGCATCGGCTATTCGGCACGCTCTCTGCAAACGGGAGTATTATGATTGAAGAATCGGACGGTACAAACCTGACTGGCCCAATGCAGGTGCTTGCCGATGCAGGACCATTCGAGATTGGGCCAGCGGACAACCCACAATTCAACCTCAAAACCGAAAGTGGCCAAGGGTTAGTGCTTACTACGTCTGGTGGGCTGTTCAAGGGGTTCGCTTTCGTGTCTTATGACGACGACTGAGGGAATTATGTTTGAAGAAACAATTGTCGCTGGCCGGACTATCGACTTCACTGTAAGCCTTTATGAGGACGATGGCTCCACGGCCGTGAATGTCGCAACAGGCGATGTGGTGCGATGTAAACTGTCCCGCAATCATGGGACACCTGTTCTGGACATCGACAGCGTAGCTAGGTTGTCTGGCGGCAGTTTCATTACAGCCTCTGTTGGTTCAAACGAAGTCACGATTCGGTTCGGCCAAGATGACACCGCCGACCTTTACGGCGTTTATTCCGCCGAGGTCTTACTGGTTGACGAAAGTGAAACGTACCCAACGGATGCGATCAAGTCGTTTGAAAAAGGCGTAATTACGTTTCTGCCGGGTGCTGGTGGCGACGTAGGAAAGACATAGGTGCTGCATGATACTTGATCCCGGCGAGATTGCCGTCTGGCTCGGCAAAGGCAGTACGCTCACAGACGCCGAGGCTGCGTTGATCGCCATGATTCAGCCGATGGTGGAGCGGAGCATCAAGGCGTATTGCGGGTGCAATCTGGAACCACAAAAAACCTACACGCATTATCTCCCACAACGGCGGCGGGGCAATCCGGCGACGTCCGTCCGTTCATGGGATGTTAGTGGCGATAAGGCTGTTTCTGTATCGGCTGGTCGGTCGCTTGAATCGGAGTCACTGTGGTTGCCAGAACGGCCGGTACGAAGTATCACGAGCGTCAACGTGGACGAAGGAGCCTATGGTGGCCAGGGCTCGACGGATTTTTCTGGTAGCAATCTGGTGGCGGGAACCGATTATCAGATTGACGAACTGGAATCCGGCCTGTCCATTTCCGGCAAGCTAATACGTCGCGGGTCATTCTGGCCCTCATTCCCACGTACCGTGAAGGTGGTCTATACGGCAGGATTCACTCAAGCGGAATTGACTTACGATTCCACCAACCGCGAGGCTGGTATTGCGGCAAATGTGAAATTGGCTACGCTCTATGCGATGCAGGCGGTGTTCGCACAACATGGGGTCGATGCGGGTGACATCGTGTCTGAAAAGTTGGGCGATTATTCCGTAAAATACGCTGGTGGCATCGCGCAGGAATTGCCTAAGCGATCCAAGAAGTTACTGCGCCCGTTCATCACATATGCGAGGTTTATATAATGAGCCTTTCGTCACTGTGTTCTCGCCACACCGTCGTTCACAACACGCAGTCCGAAACGACTGGCACGGCTGGCAGCCTATCTCCGTCACAGACGCAAGGCAATACGCACACCTGTTTTATCCAACCAGCCAGCACGAATGACCGACTCGTCTCGACTCAATTCGAGACAGAAATAAGCCACGTTTTGTATTATGACCACGATCCGGGGTTGGAACAGGGGGACGAGGTCATATTTGGTACACGGACGTTCGAGGTTGACGCGAGGGCGATCAACACCGACGAGGCGGGGCGATTATGGAAAGTCTACGCGCTCGAAAAAGACCGGGACCAATAATATGCTACCACAGACCGGACGAGCGAGGATTCAGTGGTATGGCCATCGCGTGTCTGCGCAAATGCAAGCGGACCTCGTGAAGGGCCTTCGCTTGGCGACGTCATATTGCCGCAAGCGGATCGTCTTAGTTATCAGCAAGAGTAGTCGCGTCGGGAGCGGTGCGAGAAGTCCTGGACCTGGCGTTGGGCCACCGATGCGATTTGAGCACAGCAAGCCGGGCCAGCCACCGCGAGCGGACACAGGCAAGTTGCGGCAGTCGATCTATGGGCAAGTACACAGGGAACGTATGCTTGGTGAGGTCGGCACAACGCTCAAGTACGGTGCCGGTCTGGAAAAAGGAACTAAAGCCCATACGATTGTACCGCGACGAAAAAGGTTTCTTGTTTTCGGTGTCGCCCGTGGCGGGCAAACATCATTCCGTCGTGGTGGGAGAACACAACGTCGTGACCGGGATGCCGTTACGGGCCGCTTTGTGGCTCGGTCACATTGGGTGTTTGCAAGGCGAGTGCGTCACCCCGGCACGAAACCTCGCCCATATATTTTCCGTACCGTGCAGCGGAACCGCCAGCGACTTATGGCGTTGATTTGTCGACCAGCACAAACTAGAATGCGCGTCGTCTAATGAGGGTATATGGATGGCTACATTTTTCGAGACGATCAAAACGCGGTTCGATGCCGATTCGCAATTGAGCACCGATGGGTTCAGTGAACTATTCCAGGGACATGCAAAAAAAGGCGAAGATAAACCCTTTTGTGTTTTGAAGGTCTTAGAGGATGAGAAAACGCGAGATGCGTTCGGTGTGAGATTTCACGAGGGGCTGTTTACGTTCGTTGTGGACACGACGACGCAGGAACTCGCGAAAAGCCTACGCGACGATATCGTGGATGTGTTCAAGGATTGCGAAAAAGACTTGAGCGTTGACAATATTAACGTCTATTTATTGGAAGAACAAGCCACCCGTTATGACGAAACGGAAGTTGGGTTGTGGTGGTGCGAGATTGATTACAAATACGGATATTCGGAGGCCAGACCATGAGTACCACGTTATCGGATCGGCTTAATTTCAGGTTTCATTGGACCCATGACGACACGACCGATGCAGGGTTAAGCACACCGTCCGACAGTGGAGAATATCAATATCTAATGGCGCTGGCGCAAGGGAAGGGGGCGAACCAAAACGACATCCTGTTTCGGGATCGCCGCACACTGACTTCCAATACAGGGACGGATCAACTCGATTTGTCAGGTGGATTGACGGACATCTATGGCAACGCGCTTACCTTCGTGACCGTCAAGGCGCTCATCGTTGAGAACAAGGGCCTACCGGCTGCTGGCAACGATGGTAGTACTGATGACTCGTGGACTACGGCGGCTGGACAGGATTTACTCATCGGTGGGGCGTCGTCGAACGCATGGCAAAAATGGCTGAATGACACCGCAGGGGCAGAAGTGCGACTCCGTTCGGGTGGGTTATTCGTCTTGACGGCCCCCGTGGACGGCGTTAAAGTGACGGCTGGAACCGGGGACATTCTACAGATTTTGTGGGATGGCTCCGTAGCGAGCGGCGGCGACATCGAGTATGACATCATAATCGCTGGCGTCGCATAACACCAAAGTACCGCAGACCCTTGTGCTTGGGTACCAGAGCAACTGGACCTGACTCCAAACGGAGCAGGTCCTTTTTTTTGGAGGTGGAGAATGTCAAACGATTATAGGACCGGCAAATATGGCCGCGTCAAGGCTGGCGCGAACGTGTTGGCCTATGCAGACAAATGGGATATGACACTGGCGGCAGACAGCGGTCATTTTCCCACGTTCGGAAGCGGTGGTTACAAGTATTCGTCTACTGGTGCCATCGGAGCGACCGGCACAATGGAAGGCCCTTACGATTTTGATGACCCGGCCGAGGACGAACTCGCCGTGGGCACGAATTACGATCTGGAACTGTACCTTTCGACTGTCACGGGAGGCGATGCACGGTTCTATACCCTAAACGCCGAAATCACCGACTTCCAGGTTTCGGTCGATGCCGCATCAGGGGATCCGTTGCGTTGGACCGCAAGTTGGCAATCGCACGGAACAATCACCGACCCGTCGTAAGTTCGATTCCTCGACCATACTACCTAAACCCCGGAGGAAGGAACAATGGACGGTGCACACCGCGCGTTTGCCTCGCCAACAAAGATTGGTTTGGCTGGCAAGGATTACACGGTGCGGCCCCGCATTGCGGAGCATTATGCGGAGTTCGAGGACCATCTATTGTCGTTGCGAGAAAATCCACTCGTTGCGGCAAAGGAAATGCTCGCCTTAGTTGGCGATGATCCCGTTGTCGTGAAACAAATACTTGAAGTCGCAATGGCACAGCGGTGTCATGCGAAGTCAATCACGCGACAAGAGTTGAGCGATTGGATGGACTCGTTGCGAGGGATGGCCTATGTGGCGTGGGTCCAATTGCGGCACAACGATCCCGACTATGACAGTGAGAATCCACTCGGTTCATGTAAGACCATTACGCCGGAAACGCTCTTGGCCGATATAATGACCGAGTTCGAGGGCGTACTGAAAAGCGTGATGAAAAACACGACGTTAACGGGGCAAGAGGCGGCGGACGCGGCAGAATCTTTGCTCGTTGATCGAATACAGGCGGACCTCGGACGCCCGTCCGGTGAGGATGGCTTGGGAAACTCGACTGGCCCGAACTTGCCGCCCTCGACGGCGGGGGAGGGCCAGACGACGAGCGAGCCTTCCCCTGGCGGCGAATCCTAAGACGGTTGGGCGAAGATTACGGGTTCACGGCCGCACAAGTCGGCAAGATGACACTGTACCAGATACGCACGTACTTGGCCGAGGAAAAAGACCTTGGTCCTGGTGTGCGGGTTGTTGGTGGTAGTGAATGGGCGGAACTGAAGCGCAAGTGGTTGAAAAAGCGACGACGGAAAGGGAATCGCAAGAAGCCATAACTGGAGGATAAGCATGCCAATCAAACTGGGCGAGGCGTTCGCTTATATCTTCGTCGACCAAAAAGGATTCAAGGCTGGCATGGCGTCGGTACATGCGCATTTCACAACCGGAATCCAGAAGATGCAGGTCGTGGCGAACAAGGCGAAGATCGCCCTATTGCTCGGTACGGCCGGTTTCGGAGCCATCGCAAAGGTGGCCGCTGGCTTCGAGCAAGGCATGGCGCGGGTCAAGGCGCTGACTGGTGAAACAGGGTCGGCGTTCGACGCCATGTCGGCGCAAGCGAAGGAACTTGGGGCAACAACCGTCTACACGGCACGGCAGGCATCACAGGCGATGGGGTTCTTCGCTTTGGCTGGTTTCAAGTCAGACAAGATTATGACGGCGATGCCCGCCACGCTCGACCTCGCCGCAGCCGGACAGATGGATGTCGCACAAGCGGCCGACATCACCGCAAAAATCATGGCCGGAATGGGGATCGAAGCAAAAGACCTCACGCATACAGTGGACGTGTTAACAAAAGCGTTTACTACGTCGAACACAGACCTCGTGATGCTCGGCGATGCGATGAAATACGTTGGGCCAATCGGTAAATCTTCCGGAAAAGACATTGAAGAACTGACGGCAGCGATTCAAGTGATGTCAAACGCCGGCATTCAAGGGCAGATGGCCGGAACGGCCTTGCGTAATATGCTCCTGCGATTGCAGATTCAGCCCGGTGCTGTCGGTGACCAACTCAAAGCGCTGGGTGTGGATGTCAAGGATTCAACGGGTAAACTGAAACATCTCGGCGACATTATCGACGAGGTGACAGCCGCTACCGAAAACATGGGTGAGGTCGAGAAAAACGCCGCCATCGGCCAGATTGCCGGTATTCGCGCCGTATCTGGCTTTATGGCTTTGATGGAGCAAGGTGGCTCACAAATCAAACGGTTCGAGTCATCGCTGCGGGATGCTGGTGGGACGGCGAAGCGGATTGCTGAAACACAACTCAATACCCTACAAGGCCAGTTCATCATAATGAAGTCAGCGGTCGAAAGCGCCGCGATTACGTTCGGCGAAATGATGATTCCAGCGTTGCGTGGTGTCGTGAAATGGGTCCAAGAGTGGGCTCGTGGACTGGCCGCGTGGGACGAGGCTTCTGTCCGTAATGCGTTAAGTACCGCAGCGTTGACCGGAAAGGTATTGCTGTTATTGATCGCCATGCCAAAAGTGGCGGCAGTAATGAAAGTATTGATTGGGCTTTTGGGCGGCGCGTCGATTAACCCGGCGGTTGTGGCTGTCATCGCATTAACGGCCGCCGTGACGGCGTTGGGTGGTGCGTGGGTAGAAGCCAAACTGACCGGGCGAGATTTCGTCGATGTCTTGAAAGACAACATCAGCGCAATGCTCGGCCTAAACAAGGCGACGAAAGAACAGATCAAGTTAGAGCGGTTACGCAAGGCAGCACAAAAGGAAAGTGACCCCGACGATCCAGAGAAAGTGAAAAAACGATTCAACAACATGATGAATCTACGTGCGGAACTCGGCAAACGCAAGCGGCTCGCTGAACTTAAAGTTAAGCGATACGAGTCAGAAGGGCCGAGTGCGAAAGAACAACTGGCATTCTATTGGAACACGCCGGAAAAGATTGGCGGCAATATCAGGGAGTCGATGAAAAAGGAAGCTCGCAAAGAATTAACGATGGTTGATCGCGAGTTGGGTCGCGTGAATCGCGATTTACGGTCGCAATTCGGTGGTACAGGTACACCGGAGTATCCGTTCGCCACGAACTACACGTCGGGTCAAACCCACAAAGCCCCGGCGATGTCCGCAGACCAGAAACAGGCGTTGCGTGCGAGTCAACAAGCCGCCTATATTGAAAGGCGTCGTGCGGCGAAACGAGGTGGCTTCGGTGCAACTATGGATCGTGCGTTCGCTGAACATTACGCCGAACAACCTATGTTATCCGAGTTCGACAAGGCAGAAATGGCGGCGATTCAGAGACGCATGGCAACGCGAGACAAATCTATCCAAGCAATGGAGTCAACAACAGGCAGCGCTCGTCAAGTTGGGTTTTCCGGTCTGCAAGAGTTCTCGCGTGCGATCCAGACGAATCTCGTTCCTCCCGCTGCGGAAACCCGTGACAAAGAGAAGTTGCGTCTCGCCAAAGAAGCACAGACTGCCGACGCAAGAAAACTCGATATGCTCAAGGCGATTGCGAAAAACACCGCTACCGAATCTAGCGGCATGCAGGAGTAGCACGATATGACGGCGACCATACTTGACGAGTTGCGGCGAACTGGCCCAACATGGAACGGTGGCGCCGCCACAGCGACTCGTGAAATCAAGATTGCAGGTAGTGACATACAGAACTTAATGGAGGATTTACTTGGTGCGACCTTCGTCGCCGGGCAAGGGTTCCGTATCACGCAGAAGGTTCGTCACCCGGAACACAATTGGATGATACTAACCGGCCTGAATTTCGACCATTGGGAACCGGAAAAACCACCCGTAAGCGGAACCGTTTATGAGTTCCGCAAAGCGATCCTAACATACACAGGCAAATTACTTGAGGCGAATGGCCAGGACGACACCGACCCTGATACGCCCGCTGGCACTTACCTAACGCATGACATGGAATCGTCCGTCGAAATGATGACGATACCCAGTCATGGGTTCGTTTGGGCGACCGCGCCGAAAGACCCGCTACCGGATAATGTGGAAGTCGGTATTAAGATTCCGACGACAACGCATCGTCTGACATGGGATAACGTCGTAGAGCCACCATTCGCTGCAATGCACAAACTGATCGGTTGTACAAACAACGCCACCATTTTTGGTTGCGTGGCGGAGACGATCATGTTCGCCGGGTATGGGTCAAATAGGGTGTATGACACGGATGGGTGGCCGATCTATACGATTCATTACGAGTTTATAGAGAAAAACATTTCCTATAAAGATGGCGGGGTTCTCACGAGTGGGATCGGTTGGAACCACTTCTACCGTCCCGGCGCGGCCGTGCCATGGCAGCGAATTGAAAACGCAGAGACAGGCGAAACGCAAGTCTATCCCGCCGAGGACTTGACGGAACTGTTCAACTTTGCCGCTATTGCGGAGTAACAATGAAGAAGCTGCCGCGATTCCACCGTGGACAGCGGTGGTCCGAAACATCAGCCAGCGGCATGAATGATGCCATGTCGCAAGCCGAAATGGCAAGCAAGGCGACGGGGGCGGGCGGTATTACTGTCGGCGCCGGTCCCGGTGGAATTACAGTCAAAGGGTCTGGTTATTCGCGCGTCGCCACATTCGAGTTGACTGAGGCGGTGCAATGGCCCGACCCAACTCGCACCGCTGGTAGTGCGTCAGAACCGGATGTCCCATGGGTTGAGAATTGTCGAGTTGTCCGCTACCACCCAACGGAATATACCTACCAAGAATTTACGGACCATGCACCGACGATCTATCTACCCAATTGTTTTCGCAACGATGATGGCATCGGCATCGGGATTGCGCGATGTGGAAACAATGACCGAATAATTGCCGGTTTATCTCGCCAATCGGGCCGCTGGGAATCACTCGCTCCGCCTTTGAGTGTGTGGCGGTTCGAGTTGAAGGATACGCTTGCGCCAGGGGGGCAAGCGACGGCCTACCTACTTGAAGATTTGTCAGGCACCCTCACGCCAAACACGAACATCGAGTTCGAGGTTTATGATCGTCACTCTGAGTTTCGTGGCCGTGCGAGGAACGCTGGGGTGTGCGCTGGGTCGCGAGGCCGCGCTCGGTATTTCGGCGACTCCCAACTTTGGGAGATTGAAAAACTGCAACCACACGCCACGATGATCCGAGCCCTAGTAAACGAGGCCGGTGGGGTTGCCGATACAGATGCGACCTACAATATCGACAATGTGACTATCATGCAGCCGGTGGACACCGCACTCTTTATGAGTTCGGACGGGACCGCTCCAACGGAGGCAAATAATCAGGCCGACGGCGAACTTGACAATAACGCTGTTGTGATTCTCGGCTGGAATGATGAACAGGAGGACTGGGACACGTTCGTTGGTCCCTGCCCGGCATGACTCTATGGACGCCAGACAAGACATTATGGAAGCCCGGCGATCCGCTCGATTTCCGGCCACGTCGCGACCGGCGACGGCTTCCAATCTTTCGCGAGTATGGCTACGGCTACCCGTGCTGTTGTGAGGGTGGGCCGCCTTGTGATTACTGTACTGGCGGGATGCCTGACGGCTACAATGTGACGTTTTCAGGTGTTGCGAACGGAACGTGCGGAACTGCCGCTTATTGCACCGGCTATTGGAATGACACCTTTCCTTGCATCCCTAGTACAGATGAACCAGTCAATAACTGTCTTATGTACTTCCCCGGTCCCGGCGCAGGCGATTATGATACCCCCGGACACGATTGCGGAGGCGGGTGCGGCGCGCAAAGCTATCTGGTCCAGGTTCTCTGGTATACGCTTCTGGGGAATTATGGCGTCTTTGTCCAGGCCGCGCTTTACAGCGAGCATTGCGCAACGACCACCGTCGATTTCTACAAAGAATGGGCTAGTAAGCCCGATTGTAGTTTGAGCGACGAAACACTGACATACGATCCGCTGACCGATACCATGACGGCGTGTGACTTTTCCTCCGCTACCTGTACCATTACAGCGACATGAATGACTCAACTCGACGGTTTCTTCGTCACCGGGCGGAGGTTCTCAGCGGCGGAGCGCGGTACAGCGACGTGACGCTATACCGCGCAGCCGAAGCCGTCGAGGCGGGGAAGACGCTCTACGACATGCCGGAAATTGAGCGGCGGTTCACGATCTGCCAGGATTGCGAGCATTTCACCAGCGGCAATTGCGCCAAGATGAACCGAGGGTGCTCAACTCGCCACTTCTGGTTCTGGGCTTTGGTCGGCTGGAAGGGCCGATTTCCTGCGGGGTGTGAGGCGTGGCTTACTCATCATCGTCAAACACAATCTGCCGAGTGAACTTCGGTTTCGGTTTCGGTTTCGGTTTCGGTTTCGGTTGTGGCTGTGATGCCATCGCCGAGGAAAGAGCGTCATGTAACACAGAAGCGACGTTCGACGGCACGGAAACAATGGAACTCTCAAGTGGCGTACCGAGCGGCAAAGTCATCGACGGCGATTCACCGAGAGTCAATATCACGCGCTGATGTGCTGGCGGTTCCTGAACCTCAACCTCAATATCTGTGACCCGATATGCCCCATGGTAGTCACTCTGGTCTGAGCAATACAATCGCACGTCAACCACAACACCCGGTGCGCAGACATCACAGAACTGACTCAGGACGGCAGTTGGCACAAGAAACTCGCAGGTAATAGTCGTGCGGCCTCTTTGGAATGAGAATGTTGACCAATTCTCTTGGGCGTGCGCGTCGAATGTCGGGACATCGTGCTTGATCTGCCATGAGTGAATGGGCGCAACAGCGAGCCCGTCAATAGCGATCTCGCCAGTCCTGCCAGAGCGTCTTGTAACCATCATCGCGGCCCTTGTGCGAGTGACCGATCTATTGCTCCGAGGAAACGGCTCGCGTAACATTCCTGCGTAAACAACTCCATTGCGACCTCTTGTGGTTGCATCGAGGCGGCTTGATCCAGGGCCGCGACCACCGTCTCGATGAGCATCGCTTCCGGCATGGCTGGATCGACCGGGCAGATCATCTTATCGTATCCAACCGGGGCCTGCTCCGGCGTATCGCTGACATGGACGGCACCCGCCATCGCTGCTTCTGGAAACCTCGCAAGCGGATATTTGTAGCGCGACGTGCAACCGAGGATAATCTTAGATCGGCCGAGCATGGTTGCGTATTCGGCTACCAACTCGTCGCACTTATTGAGGTCTTTCGCGCGGTATGGCGGCCGCTCATAATGGACTGCGTGTCCCGGCAGTTTGTTTGCGCGGTACAATTCCAACCATCGAGCCCGAAGTGGGTAGATGCTTGGGCTCTGAACTCCGCAAAGCAGAACGTCAATGTCGCGTTTCTTCCAAGGCTTCGCGGCCCTGGCGAAGATCGACTTTTCGGCGCAATGCGGAATGTGAACCGTCGGTAAGGTCCGAAACTGCGGCTTGTCGTTTGCGTGGTGGCAGATCACCAGCGACGTGCCCGCTTCCGTCGCTTCACGCTCTGCCCGATTGTCCGGCCACCAGCACTCGTTGAAGGATTCCACCGTCAACCACCGATCCCTTACGGCTCGCGAATCATCCAGCGGTGGGATTCCTCTGGTCCCGAGCGGCTTGTACCAGAAAACAGCATCGGCATCCGGCATCAGTTGCTCGATCATCGCAACCGAGCCCCCGTCGATGTCATGCCGCCAGTCGGGCCACCCCTGCCCACTGATCTTGACGGTTGTATCGTCGTGCCTTTGTAGAGCGAGAATCGCATGGCGGCGAACTGGACTCTGCTTTCGCGTCCATAATTGACGCGGGAAAAGCACCAAAAGATTCATCATCAACCCTTTCGTGAAGACATTTACCGCAGTTGCTATTTATTTGACTTTCAATCGTCGCAATTCCTTGGCAAACCCACAAGGAAGCGTCGGCTTACGTTCCACGACGTTCTTTATTTCGTCGAACCATCGCGCAGCTAAGGTTTTCCATGACCGCGATTCTACGATGTCCGTCCGGAATGTTTCAGATAATTCTCTGGTTGGTCGCCAATGGTTCATGATGCCGACCGCCAGTGTGACGACACGTTTTGCGTCACGGTGGTTCTTGTATTCCGGCAGAATGAGGCCGACATCGTGGATGAGATTCCAATCACGAACGCTACCGATGTCCGTTGACAAGACCGGGACGCCACACGACGCAGCCTCGAACGGAGTTAGTGGGCCACCTTCACTCGTGCTAGTACAGACGAACAAGTCCAGATTGCGATACCATTTTACCATTTCCGCTGGACTAAGAGCCGTGCCATGCGTTCTCGAATTGATCCGCCATCGCCACGAGGGGCCGAGGGCGGTTATCAGGGGTCGCAAAACTTGAGAGCGACCCTTGCACGGTGCCGGTTGTCCACACCACCCGGCTGTAAGTACCGTTTTAGGCTCGCGCCAGCGGCGGGGCGTAAACAAATCAGTGTCTATGCCCTGCGGCAGGAGTGATACCCGCTGCGGAGCATATGCACGAAAGGCGTTTGCGACTTGTGAATTGCATGCGAAAATCCAGTCCACTTCATTCGTCACATAAGCCCATGCCGCTTTGCGGCATCGACGAGGATTGACGCCAAGGGTCCGGAAATCGTAGAGCGTTTCCGTGTCATAACTGAATCCGCAATGGCAGGCGAACCCAATCCAGATCGGTTTAGGGAGTCGTGGGCGTGCCGTACAGAGTGAAATCGCAAGTATAGCGTCGTAGGCTGTCACCCGCGGTTTGTGTTCCCTGATGTCGGCATAGTATTCTTCGTGCGACGCGATGGTAACGTCAACCCAATCCGGCGCATAGCTTTGTAGCCCACATGCGATATGGTGGAAAGCCCATCCGTCGAGGTCGTAAATCAACAGGACTTTCACGGTCGCTGCTTGCCTTCGTGCAGTGTGACAAACTGGAGTATACCGGGGGCGAGAACGCGATAAGAATATCGCCGACCAACATCATGAGCAAGTATACCCCCCGCTTGTTCGACAAGTTCACGCTTCTTGTCAAAGCCATGCAGTAATTGTTCAAACGCACGGATCGTAACGGCCGCTTCCTCTTTATTTCGGTACGTCGGGACGATCTGTGCGAGTGATCGCATGGCAACCCAGTCTGTAATGCCACCGACGTCCGTTGAGATAACGCAACAGCCACAAGCGGCCGCCTCGTAGGCCGGGTTTGGCGTCCCCTCTGCCGATGCCGTCGTGATGAACACATCACACGCCCGATACCATTTCGCCATTCCCTCTGGTGGGATCGCCTCTTTATGGGAGTTGGTGTTCACATGCCATTCGTAACGCCCTCCCGTCCTGCGCATTAGCGGCTGGAGGATTCGCTCGTACCCCTTGAAGTTTCGATCTAACTTGCATGCCTTATTACCGCACCACCCAATACGCAAAGGCTCCCCCGATTTGCTATAATGACGGCCGGTGTTATTGAAAACCGAAAGGTCAACACCGACAGGGATCGTTACGATATGGTCGTGATATTCCGACAATGAGAATCGCAACTCGCGATTTCTGGCGATTGCCCCGTCGACGTTTTGTAGTACATTCGCGGCGTGCCGGCGATGGCGGTCCTTTGTGACGCCGAGTGTTCGCCAATCGTCTTTGTCATATCGCGAGAACATCAACGCGTGGCTGGCTAACAAACCGACGAGTCGCCGCACTCCCGAACGCCGATACATTGCGAATAATGGAGCAAGGACACCGTCATATTGTGCGATACGGTCCGCGTCGATGCCACCGTTGAGATATTCACCAGCGATGCCGACGTCAACTTCGCACCAGTCCGGCGCATGTGAGCGAATACCACACGCGAAACGATGCTGTGCCCAACCGGGAACATCATACAGGATCAACGCTCGCTTCCGTTTGTCTGACATAACGCCTCCATTGTGCGCGGGGATATAACGCGGTAGTCAAACAGTTTACAGACGCTCGAACGCAACTCGAATCCCAACAGCGTTCGCTCGGCGGGTGGCATGTTTGCAATGGCGGACAGGGACGCTCGTAGGTGTTCGCGGGAGACGCCCGCTTGTTTTGCGTTCTGATAGGCGGGCGCAATCAAGTGTAGGTCATGGGGCAATTGCCAATCCCTCACGCACCCAACGTCTGTTGAGACTATCGGCACACCACAGGATGCAGCTTCAAAAACCGGCGAGGGCGTCCCTTCACAAATCGACGTACACACAAAGGCGTCCAATGTGCGATACCAGTCTACCATTTGTTCTCGCGTCCATGCGCGACGATGGTTCCGCGTATTGACGCACCACTTCCATTCCGGCGTTTCCGCAATTAGTGGTTCGAGTATTTCCTTGTATCCTTTGACGGTGTGTGTGCCGTTGATGTTGGCGCACCAGCCGACGCGAAAGCCATTGTGCTGTTCGCGACCGCTTGGCGATGGCGAATACGCATCAGTATTCACGCCACTTGGGATCAAATAAATTGGTCGCGTTGTGTGATTTCGGCAGGCATCGGCAAGGAAGCGATTGACGACAATTATAGCATCGTATCGTGGGAGTTTTGTGTGGGCGTTTGCGTAATTGCGACTGCCCGTGACGATCCAGGTGTTCCAATCTCCATCGTTCACGGCGCGGTAAGCGGGTCCGGCCGAAGTCACTAAAGATACGAGCCGCTTGCAGCCCGCTTTTCTGATGCGTTGGATCGGACAACTGGCCCAACCCATGAAAAACACAGCATCGACACCAGATACGAAACCCGGGTCCTTCAAGTGATTCAAGAACGTTGATTCCTTGTGCGTATGGACCGTGTACTCTGGGGGCGCGAAGGTGGCGAGGTCCATCGCTCGGTGGTGCCAAGTCCACTTCGGTACGTCGAAAACGACGCGAATAACCGGCATTATACGCCCCCCCCTAAACGGTGGAAAACCTGGAGAATCTGTCCACGGAGCGACCAACCCTCCAGATATGCTCTGGTCGCCCCCTCCGCAACGTCTGACGCACGTTCGATCCCGGCGAGTATTATATCCCTTTCCGTCCAATCACGGCAGAGGATGGCATTCTCGGACGAGATTGGTGGGGCGTAGGCGAGGCGTTCTGGGCGGCACTGAACGAACGCCGCCCCCATCATGGCACATTCAGACAATCGGGAGCAGCCCCACGTGTCACCCTCTAGGTTGAGATTCAAGTCACACTCGGTCAGCCAGCGGAGATATTGACCGGGCGGCAGGGACGGATGATGACCCCCGGCCCATTGTTTGATTTCACAACCGAAAGCCGCCTCTACCTTCGCCATAACTCGGCTGCGATGGGGGATCAACTGGCCGATGAACCCAACCTTGCGTTTCTTTTCTGTTGATCCCCATTTCGCCCGTATTGGCTCCAGGTCATCGTCGAGATATGCGGGCGTCAGTTTGGCCTTGTGGATCGTGTCAAGCACGCGGTCGTGGCAAAGCCACGGAACTTGAAGATACTTGTGCTGGACTTCAGATAGATGGTTTGGTGATACTCTGACGTTGCGGAAAGTCCAATCCTTCGGTTGCCAGACGTAACCAACAATCAGGTCGGCACGCTCCGCCAATACTTTATCGTCCAATATCCGCAGCGTCTCTTTCCATGCGACGATCTTGCATCCCTTTGGCACTTGCCCATAATGCTTGAGCAATGTTGGGTGCGAACAGAAATACACGTCCGGTTGGACGGCCACTTTACCCCGATCAATAGGGATACCATCAATCAGCGAGGAAAAATCATATCGTGAATGTCCGTTCGGGCTATGTATCCGAACGTCGTGGCCCATCCGCTTGGCGATGGCGGCGAGGTAAACCAGTCGCCTCGTCTTTCGTTGTCGCGGATACCCCCCCCGAAATATCTTGAGGTTGATTGCTAATTTCATCACATGAACCCTTTGGTGGTATCCGGACCCTCGCTGATTGCGTGAGTTTCCGTTGCAGAGAATCACGGTCGGCAACAAGGGCTTTGACGCTGTTGATTTGTGCCCGGTTGCCGTGGACTGTATGTTTAGTCCCTTTGACGTCAAATGTATAGCTCGGCATGCCAATTTCCTCCAATGGGTTATCTTACTCGGCCGTCAAACATACCCAAGACGGAAGAACAAGGCAAGAGTGTTTTGTGCGTATGGCCGATATGGGTGAGCGTTGTGGCGTCCAGGTCACCGAACTCCCGCACAAATACCAGGGCATCCGAGAAGTATGCTCCCGGTATTTGGTTTGCGAGAATGCGAGCGAGATTGCCACCTGCCACCCGGACGCCGCAGATTGCCAAGATCATCCGCATGTCGTCGTCCAGCGTCCCTTGTGGGTACAAGTCGTGAATCCCAACGACAGTTGCGTTCCTGCGGATATTCCAAAACAGCTTGAGCCCGGCAAGTCCCTTTGGACCGTCGAGCAAAATGCCGGAACGAGGGTGTGACGTCAAGGAATCCCGCACAAGACGAACGCCGTCGCCACATAAGAGCATGACGTGTTTGTATCTTGCCGCTAGGCGTTGATCGGTTGGGCGATCCGGCCGCTTTTCGATGCTGGTGACATGCCAGAAATCCTTGAATTTCGCTAGAACTTCTGTGCTATAACCTCGCAGCCGCCCTGACTCAATAACGTGTGGCACGCCGCGCTCAAGACACTGTGAAACAAAGAGTAGCATTTCACTCGGAAGGATACCACTGTGTTGTGGCATGATGTCTGACGTTCTCTCACGAAAGAGGTCAACCCATTTGGCTGCCACTTCGTATGGACTCAATACTGCCATCCGTCTTTTCCCTGATGTGGGTTGCCTTTTTTGCCACGAGTTACGTCGAATAGCGATTGTGCGTCAAGGACGCATTGTAGTGTGGGATCAACCCAGAGTTCAATCCCTAGTTCTAGTAGAAAATCCCTTGGTTGTTTCCCGATGGTTGAACGCACGCTCTCGTATTGCACAACCCATTTCTGGCCGGGCCATAGCTGATATTGTTCCGCCGCCGCCGCGATCCATTTTTCTGGGCTGCGGTTCCACCACCAGCCCTTATCACCTCGTCGACGACGGATCGACGCCGCAATACTAGTAATGTCCTTTTTTAGCCACACGAGCGCTGCGTTCGGTTCGGTGTCTAGGATGCTTCGCGAGAGTCGATCCATACAAAACGAAAAACGATGATCCTTGCAGATGGTCGGGTGGTTTGTAGATGCGAACCACTCGGCAAAGAGTTTGATCGCCGCCGCTGGAGATGGGGGGCGTCGTGGCAACCCGTCCATTTCGTTACGAAGACGAACAGTAGCGATATTCGCCGCCTCGACTTCCATGAACTTGCGGTGGTGTTCGTGACTCTCGTTGTAGTGCCAACCGAGAGTCTGATATAGTTTGGCGATGATTGACGTGCCTCCATTCACGCAACCCATAAGAAAAATACTCGGTTGTTGTGGCATATTGCCCTCCGTTCAATCAGTTCTCTTTATACGGCCGCCGTGACTTCAAGGATGACACACCAGATTGTAATTCCTCGATTTTTTTGGCAACGAAGGCTTCAACTGTCGCGATGCTGCCCGAACGAGCTAAGAGTGCCAATATAGATTCTGCGGTCGCGGCCCCATCCATAAAGGCTTTGCCGTATGTTTCGCGATCCTCGCCATGATAATCCGCCATCGCCGTCCCGAAGATCGTAAGGAGACGCGAATACCACTTTATGTGTTTCTTTGGAATCAACATTACTGATCCCCCCCAGGTTGTGTAGCCAATTGTATCCCCAATACTTGTTTGTAACTATCTTTCCATCGTACCAGCGGTTGGTCACGGAATTGCGAGTAGACTCGATGAACCACTTCATCCGTCTGCACTCGTTCAATCGCCACGATAGCTTCTTCGGACGTGCCTCCGTTCACGCAACCGATCAAGAAGATGCTGTGGGTTGCTGGCATTGTCCGTCCTCCTGAAAGGGATTGTCCGCAGTAAGGAAAAGCGGCTGCATTGTGTGACCGCGACCGCCCACCCAGATTCGGCCGGTCTTCTTCAAGGTTTCCAGCTCACCAGCCGTCAGCTTCCAGCACGCGATGGTTACAGGCGTTCGCTTCTCATCGTCGAAATGCGTAAAGCACACAGACAGAACGCCGCAATCATCAAGCGTCACGCCCTCCGGTGGGTCGAGCACGCCGTTTGATTCTGGGAACGAACACGGTACCATATTAGATGCCTCTTTGCTTGTGTTAATTGCAGCGAAACGGTCTTCGTGACGGCAAGCTGGACGTGCCAGAATTGAGGTCCTTGACGGTCTGCACGACAAACTCAGTCACAGTAACGAGTCCACCGCGCTCGTAAGACCGTTGCATAAGATCGCCAAACACAATTCCATCTGTGAAACATTCCCAGTAGTCCTTCGCGTTCTCGCCGTGGTGATTTGCAAGTGCGCTCGCGATAGCGTTAATCAGCGGTGCTAGCGCATCGCACTCAACAGTTTCATGCAAACTCATTTATTTATCCTCCCCCGGTTTGATTGCTAACGTAAGCCCAAGGACCGCCTTGTAGCTCTCCTTCCATCTTGCAAGCGGGTGATCGCGAAACTGCTCGTAGACCGCTTGCACCGCCTCGTCCGTCTGCCCCCGCTCGATTGCTTCAATCGCTTCCTCGGACGTGCCCGGCAAAACCCTTTGCCTGACGCGATTCATCTTGCCGATCCAGATAGAATCGGTTGCGAACGGAGCTACCGCATCCCACAATGCCGCGACATTCTCGACATCAAGAAGCGGCTCGGCACTCACGCTCGTCCTGTAATCCAGCGAGGCCGCGTACTTCAAGCAATCAAGCCGCTCGTCGAAGTTCGGAGCGTTAGGTTCCCAATAACGCAACAGGTCATTGTCTGTCGCTCCAATTGTGAAGCGAAAAAGGATACTGTTATGGTAACTGTCGAACTCCTGGCACATAGCCTCGACGCATTGCCGGTTGGGCTTAGAAACAACCAAAACCATATTACCGGCGTCGAGCAGATTGCCAATAACCGTAAGGCATGGTTCTATGATTTCCGGCCAGATGTCATGCGTGGTTGGAAACATGACCGTGCCCCCGTAATTGTGGTGCCTCCGTCGCACATCACGACTGCGGAGCGAACAATACTCGTTGCCCCACTCGTCCGGATTGGTGATCCGCTTGTATCGCATTGCTTCGGCACGGGCGTAGCAATAACGACACTTGTACTTACATCCGTTATGACAATTGACACTCTTGACGCTCCACTCTTTTGTTCCACTGATCGTCATACTTAACCTTCCTGCCAATGGCTACGATAATTCAACCAAAGTTGATATTGCTCATAACAACCTTCCTTCGGTCGTCCAGGGCTCCAGTCTCCGCCACTCAAAAGGATTGGATGCCACGACCCCTTGTAATGGATTATCTGAGTTTCTTCGTTGATTGGTTCACATATTGTTTGATTCAAAATATAGCACGGAAACCCATGGAACCTCATTCCACGATACGAAATAATTGACTCATAATTAGATCGCAGCCGCGTACCTAGTATGTCGCCGAGTGCGGCTTGGTCCGCTGCGCCCCACAAACTTATGGCCTGTTTTCGTAATGACAAGGAATACAATTTCTGGTTCACCCGCGTAAGCCAATGGCGAAGGAACCGCTGAGTGGCGACGGAGGGTAATCGTGAAATAATTATGCCTGTGTTGAGGGGCCACTTCAGTCCTTCACAGGCATGCGTTTTGTAGGTGAACCCAATATCCCATGAACGCTCGCTGCCATCCCATTGTATATTGCGAACGAGTGCCATGTCTGCATCCAAGAAGATCGCGTCGTGTTCCTTGTGCATGGCAAAACATGCGATACGCCATGCTCGCAACTTGAGTGGGATACGGTCGATTGGGTCACGGGGTAATGTCATCGTGTCTCGCAACAAAATCGCTCGTGGCATCCGTTGTTCTACGCCAGCGATCCACTCTGCCGACACGTTGTTGTAGACAACAATGACGGGTGCACATGGGTGGTGTTCACGAATACTTTGGAGCAATACGGACGCTAGTGGCTCGTATCGCTCGCCGGATACGGCTGTTATAAATTGTACCACAGTCACTTCTCCGGTTTGTGAAAGACGATACCCAAGACATTATACTCGCCGTTCACGTCGCCGCTCGGTGGCAGCGTAAAATCAGCCTCCCCATATAACGGCAAGGCGGCGGCTGTCAAAAACTCCAATGGAGCGATCTGGCGGCAATGGTCGCCGCCCACATCGACAGTGACAATAAACAACCCTCCAGGTCTAAGGACGCGGCGAACTTCCCGCAACGATTGGTTCATTTCTTCTTGGTCGAGATGTTCGAGAACCGATATACAGAATACGCGATCAAACCACCCGTCGCGAAACGGTAGGGCCAGCATGCTGCCGGTGACGTAATTGGGTACGTCGTCAAGAAATAATTGCGGCGGAATCCAGAAGTGACGGAGCGTACAATACTCATCATGCGGATACTTGTGCGCTTCCGGTGCGTTCCACGTTTCGGAAAACAGGTCTGCGTCCAGCCCCCACACACGAAACCGTTTTGTATGGTGACGGCGTTGGATATATGGCAATAGTGGGGAACCGCCGCACCCAACGTCAAGCAACGAACTGTCCGCGTCGAGATTGTCAAGATCGGCCACATCACACGCCCACGGATATTCCCACTCACGGCTCCAGTGAATCTTCACATCATCCGGCCGTTTGGCATGCGAGGTATGACGCTTGCCGCGCATCTTGTGTGCATAGAACATACTGATAGCATTGGCGGTCGCCAGGAAGTGTTGATTCTGAAAGTCCCGCGTAGACAAAAATCGACTATTCGGTCGTCCGGTCATGATTGGCCATCCTCTACACAATAGGTTTGCGTTGACTAAAAATGGTGATTGCCTACATCCAATCGTGAAGGTATATCCTTCCCGTCGCACCATACTGTTATACTGCTGGTGAATCCGTTGTCACCCCTTCGTCCACGAAGAAGTCATATGCTGTTGGGTCTACGTCCGTGTACACAAACACGCCACGCTGGTCTGTCAATATCCTGATTGTTGAGTTGGTGGTTCGCAAGAAAAACTCCGAAAACGATATTGGTATATCCAGTTGTTTGTCATCCTGATGCCAACCATCCGGCTCAATAATTTCAATACCGATCAGCGCCGCCCACGCCTGCGGTGAACGTCTTGTGGAAGTGAATGCGCTGATAAGGTACAACCAGCGAGCCAATGTGCCGGTCGCACTTGTAAGTTGTCGCTCCAGACCTTGAATCGTCGTTCGCACGTCCCTCAAAGCTTCCACCACAAGTGTGTCGCGTGACATAATTCAAACCTTTCATGCAAATGAGTATGCCCCGTGGTTATCTAAACAACTGTCTGCCGATAGCGAAACAGGCGTCGCGATCATTAACATCGAGTTTCTGCGAGTTCAACCAATCCCTCATATCTTTTGCGTTGTCCGGTGGCAAGTGCCATTCTATGTGGCGACGAAGTGACTTACGCAGTGACGCCCATATTGATTTTGCTCCTTGTTTGCCGGGCCACCTGCCGTCCGCTTTGGCGTCGCGTTCACCCATAATGAGTATGCGTCGATCCCGCATTGGTGATAGCATCGGTGTGAGATATTTTATCCCACCAGAACAAGACAGTCGCCCGATTGTGCATAGTCCTAATGTTAGACACGCCGCAACATCCGTCCCGCCCTCTACGACGAAGATCGGCCCGGCATAACTTTGCCAATCATCACAGTACGTCAGTCCTCGCCCGGAATGTTTGACGGCAAACTTTTTCCCATTGGGAAACCGCCGATTGATCCCGATAACTTGACCATGGTGATTGCGCTCTGGGAACGTCCAACACCAACCGCCCACATTTCCATAGCCAACTCCGATAACATCCAATGCCCAGCGCGCAACCCCCAATTGATCCGCCAATCGCTCGACGGCTTTCGTGTTGTGGCGGTGGAGATTGTGAGCTAATGGTGCGAATCGTTTGTTTAGTTCCCGGTCTGGCAGCCGCTCTTTTTTTGGTTGTGGCGGTGGTCGATCCGACGCCGCCAGTGGTGTGGTGAGATCGTGTACCCAACCACCAGTCGTTACAGGTTGTCCGCTCTCTACCCGCATGCAATAGGCAGCTTTGCCATCGCCACGCACGCAACACCAGTCGGGCTTCTTACAGATAGGACAAGGATAACTGTGTGTAACTCTCTGCCACTTGGGGTCTTCGTTGTATGGCATATTGCCATCCCTGTTTAGAATACAGATGACCTAGCGAGTGACATCGCTTCTCGCAAGTCGCGCTCCACGAGTCCGTGCGGAATAAACACCGGCTCCTCGTTCGTCCAGCGGTGATAAGGAACATCTGTGCGGATCATACCATAATCAGCGGCGCTGCGATAAAACTCCGTGCCGGGGTATGGAACAGCAAACCCGAACCATGGATTATCGTCTGTCCCAATTTCATTCGCCAACGAAATTGTTGCCCGCATGCTATCCCTCGTGTCTCCAGCTAACCCAAGCAACCATGTGCAATGCAGTTGTGGTGATCCGCCACCACTAAACAGCCTGTGGATTTCTCGCAATTTGGCTACAGTAACGCCTTTGCGGTTCGTCGCCAACACATGATCGTCGCCGGACTCCGCGCCGACATTCACCCGCACTACGCCAGCCTGCCGCAACCAGGAAAGTTTTTCCTCGGTTAGTGTGGCCGCGTGCGCGAATACTTCAAGTTCAATACCATCCGAAAACGTAGACATTCGATCCGCGAACGAATGAAGCCATGGCTTGTCGGCTGTGAGTACGTCATCATAAACGAATACCCTTCGTGATTTTGACCACCCGACAACTTGGCGGATGTAGTCAACGGCAACAGATGGGTGTTTACGCACGACAGAATGGCGACTATCTTCACAGAAGAAACAGCGAAAGGGACATCCTCGGCTGAACATGACATGTGCCGTTCCACCCAAGGCGTCTTTATGTTGTCTTTCAGACGGCATGGGTAAGGTCGCGTAATCTGCCATCTCGAATGGTTTGCCATACAAGCACCGTTCGTCGGATTCACCCATCAAAAGGTCGAGGATCGGATATTCACCAGCGCCGACGACGAGATGGTCGGCCAGTTGCATCAGCGGCTCGTCCAGCGTTTCTCGTTGAATGTGGCGACCACCGAAAACAAGTTTTGCGCCGGGCCATAATTGGCGAATCTCCCTGACGATATCCTCCGCAGCGCCCGCTTGCGACGTGTCGAGACTCAAGCCGATTATCCGAGGCGGTGATATTTGTAGGAGCCATAGGCTCGCCGCAGTTTCAATCCTTACGGCGAGTGCGTTCCATCCGAGGCAGCGAGCGTAATTGACTATATCAACACAACCAAGTGGCCACGCACGTTCGCCCTGTGAAATCATCAGTAGGTCCAGGTTGTCTTTCAGGATACTGGCCGTTCGCGCAGTCATTCGTCTGTTCCCCATTCGTCATGAAACAAAAAACCAACTGTCGGCCCATAACTGCCGAGATGCCGGACTCGCAAACCATCGGCATTGCGGTAGCAACCGGGGAACCAACGTAGGTTTTGATGTTCATCCAGTCTGCCGATATAGTCGTAGTCCAGGTACGCAAAGTGATCTACGAATTGTTGGTTATCCGTAAACCACGTGGGCCAAAGTGGTGTCGCCGCAAGAGCGAGGCGAGCCTCATTTAGAGTATCGCCGGTCACTTCGTCACGGTGCATATCGTGGATTGCGACAAACGCCACATTTCGGTGTGAAAGACAACGCTGGGCAAGATCAATCGCCGATTGACCTTTTGGGCCGTCAATAAACACACACACGTTGCCGACCGACGCAACCAAGGGCACAAGTTCGTGTTCGGCATAACCGTCTATCATTGTGATATGTGTATTCTTGATGCGCTCCGTGCAATCTGCCCGCCATGAGTTGTCGATACTCCACGCCGGATTGAACCATCGCCGCCAGAATAACGAGGATCGCCCCTCGTAGACACCTGTTTCAATTATCGCCGACACCCCCAACAACCGAGCGGCAGCACAGACGGCAAACGCCTCGGACGTCAAGATACCCCTTGGTAGAAATGGGATAGGCAACACGCGGGATTCAAACTCACCGATAACGTCGCCGAACCCTTGCGTTACCCGTTCTACGATTGATTGCTTGTTGCGTGGCATGAAGCTGACCTCACCTTTTCGACCCACCACGTATTGTGCTTGTGATCGTCGATGTCAGAATAACCCAATTGTTTGAGTGCCAAACGAACCGTGCGATGAACGCGACCCCAATCATGTCCACATATTATACCGCCTTGCCGCACCCATAACTCGGCGGCGGTGACATCAAACTCGACGTAAGGCGGTGAATGATTGCCGTCTATAAACACAAGGTCTAGCGATTCTCGCGGGATCATGGTAGCCCCAGACACGACAGACGTTTCGTGCCTTAGAAAAATAAGTCGCTTGCCATATTTGCGAGTCAGCCGTGACCACGTTCGGCGATACATATCATTCAAGTACGCTTGTGGGCACTCGCCGAGATTATCGTGTGCCTGTGATAAGTAATCGGGATATGCGAGATAAGGGTCGATTGCGTAATATGTCTTCAACGATTGAAGGCTGCCGAGTAGGATGTCTGCCGTCCGGCCCGACCAGACACCGATTTCGGCGCATCGCCCGCGTTCAAGACGGTTACGCAGTAACTCACGAACAATCTTCGCATGGCGATGTTCGCCCATTGGTGACATCCTTCGCTAGGTGGTGATCGAGTGGCGTGGTGGCGTTTATGACGTATTTTGGGTGGGTACATGAAAAAGGAGTCATAGAAGCCAACCGTCCCGCCTCGTCTGGAGTTTTGCGGTCGCCGATACTATATCGCGATGTCAGGCGGCTCGCATCATGTTGCATCTCGTAGTGGCATGCGCAAAGACCATTCGCGCAGCAGTCAAGGAGCCGTCGCGTTGGAACGCGATCTGGTATCAATTCGTATTGGTTGCCGTCCAACGCCAGATGGTTGGTCGGAATCCACGTCGCTCCCGGCAGAACCTTGTATGGGACGAGTGGCTGGCGATTGACGCCAAGTTGTGCCCGTTCCAGGGAGGGTGTGCAGAAATGGTGAATTGAGATTTCGTACCGTGCCCATGGTGGGTTGTTTGCGATGTCGTGGCGCATCATTCTGATTGCGCTTTCCGGCAGGAATAAATCTGCGTCCACGATAACGATCCAGTCGCCGGGCCGACATTGGGCTGCGTCCATACACCACTGGGATGTGGCCGCTTGATTGTGGCGCGGGTTGGAGAAGTCACGGCAGACGTTGACGATGGCAACACCCCATGAATCTCGCCGTTGGCGTTCGTAGTGCTCCGCCCATTCGTATAGACGCCATAGTGTGTCGTCGGTCGAGTGGCATGGTTTGGACGCATCCCAACACCCCTCACAAAGAAAAATCTTGTCCGCATTCCATAGTTCGACCTGCCGTAAACTGGCTTCCAACCAATCGACCTCATTCCAATACCTCGCAATCAGTGTAAGCATCAGTTGGTCCTTTCAGACGCACGGTATTGTCGGTGTAGAGGTAACGTAATGATCGTATTCATTTTCGCCCATTTACGGCACGCAGCGTTACACCGTTCACCGTCCAGCGTCAATTGGCCGCGCTTGCGGTGGCGCACTTGAAGTGGGTGTTTACGGACGCAATACAAAGCGTGAGGGACAACGCGAATAGTATAACCGGCCCTCGCGATCCTCATGTGATAATTGTAGGATTGGCCGATGTATAACCGTTCGTCGTAATATCCGATCCTCGCAAACACATCACGGGGTATAAGTGCCGTGGCGTCCACAAGTACGTTATGCCGGTGGAGGTCATTCAGGTGTTTCGGTTGTGCGATGTCATCAAGGTAGGTGTTCGCCATTCTTCGGTTATGAGAATCAACCGCCCAAGCATAAGTCGTAACTAGCCCGACTCCAGGTTGCCATAACTTAACTTGTTCTGCAATGCGCGACGGGTCGCTCCAGTCATCGGAATCCTGGCGAGCAAAAAAGTCACCCGTCGCACGGTCAAGCAGTTTATTGAGACAGACCGTCAATCCTAAGTTCTCATTACTGCGCCAATAACCAATTGGGGCGGATTTACAGGAACGAACTACCCCATATACATCCTCAGTCGAGCCATCGTCCCATATAAGAAGTTCGACATTCTCGTAGGTTTGATTCGCAATCGACTCAATTGCTCGCCGCAGATATGCGGTGTGATTGTATACTGGCATCAAGACAGATACTTTCATCACCTTGGTTCCTCGAACTCGTAGCCAAACTTCTTGATCGCCCAACGGTCCAATCTGGCAATTGCATCGCGACTCCGGTCATCGTAGAACTCTTGCCAAACAGTCGATGTCGCCGCACCGATGTGGGGCAGCGTGACCAATGGGATGTCTAATACGCCGCAGATCGTTTCAATTTCATCATCTAATGACTCGAACCGAGCAATGTGATCGACGATGATGCCCCCCTCGGCGGCGAAGTGTTGAACCTGACACAATGGATTGATCGGCCGCCCCGTCCAATTGAAGTGGTTCCATGACTCCGGACATCCTGTGGCCACCCACTCGCGAAAGTCACGAGGCGACGCGCAACCGTGATTCCAGACAAACCAGGAAACGGCACGAATCCACGGATGACGGACGATGCCGAACGTGAACGCCTTAGACCATCGTGAAAAGCCATATCGCTTGCGGAGTTCCCACGCGGTGTCGTGCGAATCCCAACAGCCGAGAGCGGCGGCAAGCGATGATCCGGCCGCCCGTGGATTGTGAACAAAAATCCCGCGCCCATTGGCAACAAGTCCTGGTTCAGATCGCTTACCCATCGTCAATCTCCGTCGTACAACCATGATTTCAAGGCTTTACCCATTTCAACAATAGCCCTTTGTTTTCCTCCCGCACCAGTTTCAGCCCTGCGGCGGTGGCGGAGGTTTGCATTTCTTTATTATATCGTGCCCGACAAGTGGAACCCCCGGTGTCGTTTGCGGCAATCAAGATATGCCCACCAGGAACCAGCACGGATGCCATGTAATCAAACGCCAACCGCCATGCCTCTTGTAGTTCAACACCCCATCGCCACGCTTGACGGTGGCAATCGTGGTGGACGTGGTGTGGTGGGCCGTCGAGAAAGTCCGCGTAGCTCTGTGCCCACGACCCACGGAAGTTGAAGAAGGCGGCCGCGTGGCACTCCTTTTTGATGTAATTTCTCCAGCCACAATAGAGCACGGTTAGTTTTTGTCGCTCATGCAATAGTTGTGATAGCCGCCAATAACCCTCGCCCATGCCACCCTCGCCACTCGGAGCCTCGACACCAACGGCGTTCCATCCAAAAACGCGAGCCCATTCAAGCGTTTCCCCAGCACCACACCCCACATCGACAATGCGTGTACTGGGGAGCGGTTTGGCGAATACTTCCTTTGCATATCGCTGGAGATAATGCAAATGTTCCCGCAGCCGCCGCTCACGGTCGTATTTTCTGGCGAGATATGGGTCACGCATTAGGCGATCATATTCTCGTTGCCAAGCTGCATCGGTGGCTTTCAAGGAAGGAGTCGACATATTATCACCATAATGAGTAAGAGAAACCAAGGAATGAGGGTGAGTAAAATCTTTGGCCCATGATTGTACCAAAATGTGCAAAGCGGGTGGCCGATTAACGATTGCCACTCATGAACGGGAAGAATGATAGCACCGACAAAATCCTCGCCACAATCAGGGCAGGATATAGAGAACGTCAATTCTCCAGAGCTGCGGTCAAACGTAACTTCTGTTGGGGCCATTTGTGATGGCGATTCTGCATGAGCTGCCATCGCCGCAAGTTCGTCCGCAGCGGTTGGTCGTCCCGTCTCACGACAAGCGGCGGCGGCGGCACGATAGAACAATGACCTGTCATTCAAAGGTATAACCTCCAATTGTGATGTCGCGATCATAACGCTGCGCAATTGCAGCAAGGGTTGCGTCGTCATAATAAACGCGATAGTCCTCTGGTTCCCCAGAAGCGTTTTGACGACTAAGCCCCTTCCAGGTGATCCCGATAGCTTCCGACACCGTGTGCCAACCTGCCTGTATCATTTCAAAGCGGATCAACGATAGGTTGCGTGGAATTTCGCCGTTTATCGTTATCCAATCATATTGCGGAGATGCGTGACCAACGCTCACGACGCCTTTGATCGGCGTTGTGCCTTGTGGGTCATCAATTGCAAGGTTAACGAAGTCCTTGAATGTCAGTCGACCTCCGAGACGACCTCGCCAATACCGATACAGGGACACCATGCGGCTCCACGGGTTGCGTATTGTTGCGATTACAACTCGTTGCTGTTTCAGTATGCCAGCAGCCAATGCGTCCTCCAATGTGTGGTGGCCTATCATTGTAAAATGACATTTGTCGTAATGGTATTCGCGGCCGAACGGCTTGAGCCGGACAAAGGATGCTTCGGACATTCGCGTGTGAATTGATGTGCCGCCGTTTCGGGGTATCCAAATATAAAGGGCATGAGTCATTAGATGTCCCCCGGTTGGCAATCGGAGTATACAAAGGGACGAACTGGCTCACCTTTCATCAGTTTTTTGAATACGGCGTAGTAATACTGCGACCTATCCTCCCAATTCCAGCGTTGAATCGCGTGTAGGCTGCGACGCCCCATGTCATCGCGTTGTGCGCGTGCGATACCAAGCCCCCATTGTAACTTGCCCGGTGAGCGTGGAACGATTACGCAATCGGTGCGACTCTTTCCCCACTCGACGATATTACCAACAGGCGTACTGACCGCAATGCACCCACATGCGACGCCTTCCGTGATCGTGTTTGCCGTTCCCTCGCTCGCACTCGCACATAAGATATACGAGCCCGTATTGTACCATGCCGCTTGTTCGGCTGGTGAAAAACGCTTCACGCCCTCGTTGCCGATCAAACGAAAGTCCGTCATAAATCCAGCCGCGTTCGCGGTACGTTCTAGTGTGGGTAGGATGTCCGTGTGTCCCTTGTCACCGCTTGCGTGAATCGAGCCACACCACAATATGCGGTGTGGCCTTTCGTTTATCGGCACCATGGGCTGAAATGTCGTGAGGTCCACTCCATTACTGATCGCACAACAGTTGTTGCAGCCGCCACGGTGAAGCCATCGTTGCCGATTCACACATACTACCCAATCCGCCCAATGGCACACGCGAGGCCACCAATCTTGGCGGCGATGAATATCGGCGTTGTAGGAAACAACCAAAGGCACCTTGCTATGATGCTCCGTGATGTGATGTCGTGCCGTCTCAGTTTGGGCATAGTCGAGTAGGTAAATCAAGTCGTATGCGCGAGTAACTTTTGTCCATCGCACGTCGCGCCATGGCTGGATCGTGAATAGCCAATCTTTTGGGGCGTATTTCTTCAACGCAATCGCCCGATTGTGATAAGCCCACCCGTATTCGTCGATGATTGCGAGCACCTTGAATCTCGCCTCGTGCGATATGCGCACAGTCGGTTCCATGACGGGTGAATAGTCCACGCTACATGGCCCGAGTTCCGCGTCCAAGTCATCTGCTTTGAGGTTTGCACCACGAACGGTACGCGGGGGCGGGGTTCGCGTCCCGGTATGACAAATCCACTCTAGCATCAGTCTCGTTTGGGCTCTCAACGACCACGCCTCACGGTAGGCGTAATCCGCACAAGTCCGGATTGTCTCACAATTGCCCATTAGCCGGTCGAGGCGATTCAGATCGGCCCAAAATCGCAAGGTGATTGCGTTGGCAATTGTGACCGGGACCGTACATGCCTGTACTCCTGGAACGCAAATTACGGGCACGCCAAGCATCACCGCTTCTGTAAAACGGTAGGTTTTTGGGTGCTGTCCCGGCATATCCACGGCTGCCTTACACCCCGCCAACCATCGTAGATAATCACGGGTAGGAAGATACCCGCCAGCCACACTGTCATCTTTGAACCACCGACAATCGACCCATGGTGGCAATCTGGCTATGCGCTCACGACGGTTGTAATCGTCATAGCCGATGAATCCCGCGAGCCGCCGCTCACCCTCGGCGGGGTATGCTTTACGTATCGCGTCGAGGTCATCCGTCATATAAGCCTCGAATAGTCCGTCTTCAACTAGCGTTTCCAATACCCGCTGACTCACGCAATGTTTGACGCTCAATATACGTGGGTGATCTAATGAATGTTTGACTGTGACGAGCAGGTCCACACAGGCGAGTATTCGTTCCTCATTCTTTTTGGTCTGATGTCGGAGTCCGAGAATAATTGTCGGTGTGTCTCTACGCCACGAACGATCAATCAGTCCACGCTCCCGCAACCCTACATCAGTGGATAGGTACACGTCCGGCTCTTGGTTCTGCCACGGCGTGAGCGATTTGGTGGGCAACGAGACGGCAAGTGTCGGCATAGATCGTGTATGATCCATCCTCGCTAGTGCGCCGCCGTTGTCGTGTACAAATACTTCGTGACCCAGGTTTTGGGCAATAAGGGCGTACATGGTGATCTTGGCAATGTCGCGAGGGCGAACTCGCTCCAACTCGGCAAAATCGAATAGCAATCGCATAGGTCGATCCTTCATGTGTCAGTCAAATCCAATGCTCTGTCACGAGCGATTCGCGTTAGGTTGGCGTGGTCCGGTCGCCGGTACAATGCCATATTGCCAGCGCACCCAACTAGCCGCTGTTCCATTGCTGGGATGATTGCATGTTCGCAGCGAAGCATGATAGAAAAAATACGATCCGCCTTACGCAACAAAGGTTGGTCGATCCCATAGGTTGCAATATATGGGTGTAGGGCGACCGGGATTAACGACCGATGAAAAACCGAACCCCACCCCAAAAGAACTTCATGGCGATGACCCCATCGGTTCTGTTTGTCGTGGATGTTCCGATGAGTTGTGTCTAATGCGGTGGCGATCCTCGACGCATCTCGCGACTGCCAGATGTCTTCCCAATTGCCGAGCACATAGTCGTCATCTTGCGTTACAATCCAATCATTCTTCGCACAATACATTGCCGCAACGAACCGTGCCCATGTATACAGGTTATAACCGGCAGACCATACGCTCACGCGGTCGGCGATGAGCCATGACAAGTTTTCGTTGGGGTTGTTATTCCAAACGACAACTTCGCCGACGAACGGTTGTGCGAGCAATGAATCAACAATCTCACGCAGATTGCATAAGCGATCAAACGACAACAAGACGGCGGAAGCCTTCGGGTCAGTCTGCATACGTTATCCCCAATAACGCCAGCGCACGACGCCTTGCAATATGAGTAAGCCGTTCGTGATCGTCACGGGCATACAATGCGACGGCTACGTCGTTCGCGCCTTCCAGTTCGACGAAATTCGCCTTCAATATGGAATGGGGGCGGTTGTGTAGGATTGTGAACAGTCGATCCGCCTTGCGGTACAGTACGTGGTCACGCCCGTAGTGATCTATATATGATTGAAATATAGCCGACACCATACGGCTGTCAAAGACCGAGCCCCAACCCAACAGAACTTCATGTGATTGCCCCCAGTGATACCTCGAATCTTGTCGCAAATGGCCGATCCGCAATGCGGCGGCCACCGATTCCGGTTTCCATGCCGCGAAAATATCGGGCCAATTCTTAACGAGTACGTCGTCATCCTGTGTCAGGACAGCCCGATGTTTCACAATCTGGCAGGCACAGAATCTCCCCCAGGTATATTTGTTCTCTTGGCAATTCACAAGCACGACTCGTGATGCGGAATCCACCACACCAATGTCAGCGAGCGTTAATCGGCGAGGGCCATTGTGCCAGACGACGATATCGTCCAGGAACGGCAGGATGAGCAACGAGTCGAGGATCGACGACAGGTTGTTCACCCGAGCGTATGACAGGATGATAGCACTCGCGGTGGGCATGGTTTCATTCCGCTGGCGAGGTCAAGTGTGAACCTCCGTTATTCGTGCGCGGCAGGAAGGAGACTGGTTCCTTCACGATGGATCAATTGGGGCAGGACAACCGGGGGGTATTATCGCTCACCCTCGCTAATTGTCAAGTCGGAAATCCATGCCCGCTCTTGCCTCGCCAATGACCATTTTTGACCCAATGTGGATACCTTGCCTCTGTGAGACACGAGTGACGGCAAGTGCTGGAGCCACAACACGTCGTTGTCGATGCAAAACTCAGATAGGTGATAATCGGTTTTCGTCAAACAGCCAAGCCCTGGTGGGTTGCGAAGAAGATCAATTACCCTCGCACGCGGCAAAGCAATCGCACAAGCCCCGACGCCAAACCAATTCGGGTCCAGGAGTTCACGAGCCACTGGGTCACGATATCGCCCCGTTGCGGCGAACCAGCCCACCAACGACGGCAATCGCGTTGCATGCGATGTGTAGAGGCTCAGGATGTAATCGTTCGTTTCGGCCAATCGTGATGGATGACCAACCTTGAGTTCGCGATCTAGCCATTCGCGACATCCTTTGGCGACCCAGATGTCGTCTTGAAAGATTACATACAAGTCAGCACTCGGCGAATCCGATTGGAGTATTGCGAGCGCATGCAGGAAGTTCGGCCATGACCCAAGGCGTTTGGTGTTCTGGTGTAACGCAACGCCGTCCGGCAAAGTAGATACACAACTTTCCGGTTCGGCGAACACGGTGATGTCATACCAACCGGCCTTCTGAACGCTGTTGATTGTGTGCAGTAAGAGGCGAGCGTGGTACTCCGGTGTACCACGGGGGGCAGTCGTCAGTCCTGTGGCCCATTGCATACGTTATTCCTCCAGCGAGATTGTAATTACCAATTCAGCGACCCATGCCCACCGTTTGCAGATAGTGCCGTACCCGATTGCCTCGTCACCACGACTAAATAGACAGTCAAGAACCGCCTTGTCGAGGTTGTCGCGATCCGGCCTTTGGCGATGGATAGTGCCAATTGCCGCTTCGCGGTCTTTTTTGGACCATCGTTTCGGTGGTGTAAATGTCGCGAGCCAATCAAGCCGCAACACCTTTGTTGGCTCGATAATGCGAGGCCCAACTGCCTTACGAACACGATCAGCGAACTCACGGTACCTCGCCACGCATGGTCGCAAACGCCACTTGTCGCGGCGAGTCATCCGTGGTTTTGCCATCGGTACACCGGGCACGACGATCTTGAGTATCTTCATGCTGGTGATTACTCCGTGACTTGTTCGTCTTCGTCAAAGCGGATCGTCCGTGTCGATTCTCTGACGGCCACGCTGACGGATTGTTCGAGGGCGTCCTGGTCGACGAGGCCGATATTGAAGTTGCCGCTCGTCGCGCCGTTGCGGTGGCCGGTCGTCGTTGGTGTGATCCGTGAAATCAATGTTTTTGCTCTCGCCACATACCCCTCGGTGATGTCGGTCGGTAGGGTGTCACTGTCTTCCGCAGCGGGCAAGTCGAGGATAGCATTGTTGATTGCATCCGCTGCATCGGGCGAGAGCGTTTCGAGTAGGTACGCAAGTACCCTAACTGCATTTGGCGACTTTTTGCTGTGCGTTACCCCCGGCTCACCGACAGTCAGTGTGCCCTGAATTCGCAAAAGGATGTCTATTGGTTTCGCTCGTCCAGGTGTCACGCGACTGCGGTGTTTGTATGACTCCCTGCCGAGAATCTGTATCGCCAGAAATTCGTCGGGAGTCAATTCCCCATCGCCTCGTAATATCGCCATACTATCACCCTTCCTTTCCGGCTGCCAACAAAGTGGCTGCCCATTGTTTATGGTTTGATGATACACAAAGAGCCTCCAGAATGTGCGTTACAATACCCTTCGCCTGTTCTGCCGTCACAAGTTCGCTGTCAGTCTGCCCATCGGCACCGACGAACTGCAAAACCAAAACTTCTTGTCCGTCGAGAGCACCACCCAGCCGCTCACCAGAGAAGATACCAAACGATGTGGCGACCAATACGGGACCGCACGACGAGAATTGTCTACTCGGAGTCGTCATTTAGTATGTCCTCTGGTGTGTCGCGATGATCGTCCCGATTCGCCAACGGGTTGGGCTGCGTGATGCCTGCATCGGCCTCTTGGTCACGAGATATGGCATAAGCCAGTTCGGTGCTGGTCGGGAGCAATTTACAAAGTTGAATGATGGCGGATTTCCGCCACATGGACGCCTCCCACTTGATCCACGGAGATTGCGCATTCATTATGGCGCACGAACGAATCTTCGCGATTTCGTATGGCACCATCACCACGAATTGCTTCTCGTCGACTCCAGACAGTTTAGCGACGGCATAGCATGCCTTGAACTTTTCCTCTGTTGGGTTGAGGTTGCCGACATGCCGTATAAATGGAGATGTGCCATATTCCCACGCGAAGTCGTCGTTTTCGTGAACGACGCGAGCCTCGATCTTCTCGATTTCACCGGAACGCCGAGCCAATTCGAGATACCCCTGGTAGCCCATTTGAAATTGAACAACGTATCCACCGTTTTTGAGGTTGCGGGCCAACAGAAAACACTGTTGTCGGTCACCAGGGTAGAGTCCGAGTCTCGCGCAATGGAATAGTGCCCCCTGGAGTGATCGCATGGAACATTTTGATAGATTGTAACCCGTTCGCACGACTTGCACCGTCATATCTTCAAGTCGCTGAATGTCATAGCCATGTGGTGCGACCTCTGACAGCCGCCCTTTGATTTCGGAAACCGCCGCGTGTAGACGATCCGAACTCACGCCGACCTTTTCCACTTCGCGTTCTTGTGGGGCTTGCGCTTTACTCATCATGTCTCCCTGTCTCGTTCTGGGTTGTAGTACGGGCACGTAGATGCGTATCCGCACCATTTTTGGGAACACCACCATTGGCCCGGTAGGCCCGGTGGAAAAATGCCTGTTCGGATAAGCCGCACCGCCTGTTCACAGCGAGCAAGAAGGCACGTATAGTCACGCCACGATCTTACCGACACAAGGTTATATCGCTGGGTCGCCGCCTCGACTTCCGCCAATTGCTCAAATCGGACGTTTACGGGTGGCTCACCATAGGCTTTATGGAACGCAAACGCGTAGGCGGTCAATTGCAGGGAGGTATCACATTCTCTGCGTGATATTCGCCGCTTGCCAGTTTTCCAGTCCACGACTTCCCGGTTGACCGTAACCATGTCGGTAACGCCAACAAGTGCCGTCCCTAGCTTTGGCAGCAAAATCCGCCATTCCTGTTCCACGGACATTGGTTGATAATCTGGCTGGACGTTTAGTGACCAGAAGTGCGTGAGTGCCGCAATGCGATCCCGCGTTTCCGCAATAACAATCCGTGACCCGCGAGCCGCCTCGTCTGCCGTGAATGTGATGTCCTCTTGTGTGCGGTGTGAGTCGAACGCCGCCACAGCCGCATCAACTACGTCAGTTGCCCGCAAATCGGTATGGTGGGTCAACTTGTGTTCCATGGCTATTTCGTAGCCACGATGGGCACTACCACCGACGAGAAGTGCAATACCGGGAGGGCGGCGATCACCATCCGCGTACCGTCGCTTCCATTGATGTGGACAACGTGCCAACATTAGGAGTTGCGTTGTCGATAGATGGTCAATTTGGTCACTCATAGTTCTTATTATACCTTCCCCCCTCGTCCACCACTCACTCCTCCTTTGCCTGTTCGGCGGCTTCGCTGGTGGAGTATGCCCACTCGGGGTATGCGTCAATGTCCTCGGCGTTTTCTAGCCGCATTAAGCCCACCGTCATAAGGATGCCGGTTATCACGATCTTGTCGATTTGCCGATCCTCGCCGAGAATCCAGACAGTGTCACCAATCCAAATCGGCACCCCGTCTTTTGTCTTAGGCAAAGAATCCACAATCTCCCTGCAACGACATGGAAAATAGTTGCAGTGGCGGCAGCGGGTGCCGTCTAGGCTGCGTTCGCTCATCACTCCTCCTTTGCCTGTTCGGCGGCTAGTGTGACCGGGCAATCGTTCGCGTGACGGAAAACGAAGAATGCGCCCGGCTCGTCCGGGTGTGTCGCACCGCACAAAACGCACTCCAGGAAAGCCGCGCGACCGTCTGCCCTTAGTCTAACGAGGTCATATTGTCGCGCGAGAAGGGCGTCGGCTATCTCGCGCAACTTCACGTTCTCGATTTCCAGGGCGGCAAGGCGAAATGTAAAATGGTCATTTTCGGCGACGAGTGTTGCTTCGCACGCTGCAAGCTCGGCGGCGCGGCGTTTCACCTCGGCCTCTAGTTCGGCGACGGCAGCAATGGCGTCTGCGGGAGCCTTATGGATTTTCAATCGTTCCGCCAGTTCGCTCATCATCACTCCTCCTTTGCCTGTTCGGCTTCACGTACTAAGTACATGGCCCTCACTATCGCCTCATTCGCCGTAGCGGCACGCACCGCCGACATCGGCCATCCACCTCGCCATCGCCAGCTATGCGACCCGTCCATTTTGGGTGAGTGCATCTGGAGTTGTTGGCAAATGAATTGCACGGTTTCCCGCAGTTTCGCGTTCTCGGCTTCCAACCGCTCAATGGCATCAGCGGCTTTGCTGCAAGTCGCTCGCGTGGGCATGGCATACTCACCAATAGATGCCCACCGCAACTGCTCAACTAGCGTCATCACTCCTCCTTTGCCGCTTTAGTGGCTAACGAAATCACCAGCCCAAAACACGGCAGCGGAAACACGTACAATCGCCGCTTCCGAGTGTCGATGAACACGCCAACCCACAGATCGTACCATGCGAATATCAAACGTATTTTTATTCGCATCACTCCCCCTTCGGCGGCTTCTATTACTCATCCTCGTCAAAAACAATTTGACGCACGACGGTTGTAGGTTTGCGGCCTTGCTCCCGGCGTGCGACTTTCGCTCTTGTCGTTTCTGGCAGCTTAATTGCCGCACCTACTGTTTGTTCCATCTGAGGATGGCGAGTGCGTTCGCCGCTCGAAAACGTCCGACCAGACGTTACCTCTTGGTAGCCCTTCCGCAGCTTTCCAATAATGCGACGTTCCGCTTCCGATGTGGCCTGACGGTGCGAACGGAAGGCAAATACCTTCTCCTGTCCACGAGCGCCGATTCGCCCCCACCCAATCACGAGGCGACAATCGCCCGGTGTTTGATCGACAACCTCAACCTGCCAAAACTTGCTGCTGCCGTTGCCGACAAACTCAAACCGTCTTCGCATATGTGTTGTTGCGCTCATTTTAGTCTGTCCACTTTATCTACCGTTGTTTGGATCGTCCATCCACGGTCGTCTACTAGCGTGACGAGGTTTCCATCCACTCGCCCATGCTTGAAATGCGTTCGCTTGGTTGTTCTGTGATTGACCGGCTCGCCCCCATCGCGACAGACGACACACTCGATGCCCTCGCCAAGCGACCACATAGGCGTCCAAGCCAATTCCTCGTATGTGACCATTTGCCCCCGCTTCTTCGCGTAGTGCTTTCGCTTTGCGTCCTCCGGTTGAATGTACGCTCGACTCCGCCGAGCAAATTGTTTACTGATAATCACGTTCGCTTGAATCAAACTCATAGACGGATCGAAACCCCACGCTCGCAAGTGCCTCGCCTGTTTGAATGTGCATATACCACACTCGGCCCGCCTTCGTAACTCCCGAACCAATCGCTCACCCTCAAGCCGCGTCAATCCCTTGGTATTCACTCCTGCTTGTTCGAGCGTGGCCTTTGCCTTCTCTGTTACAAATTCATCGCCCCAGAAACCCGGCTCCGGCAGATCGACTTCCGGCATCGCGAGGACGCCGAACGGGTCTACTGCTGTCCGCTTGAGTTTCGCCTCTGCAATCAGTTTCTTGCGTCGCTCCCGGCGTAGCTGTTCCTCGTTGGCAATCGCTGCCAAGACCGCATTGACAACATCAGGGGATTCCTCGTCATCTTCGCGCGGCTCGCGGAGCATGCCCCTTGCGGCCTCTTGCACGACCTCGTGAAAGTTGCCCGTCAGTATGTCAGAGGACGTGCAGAGTTGGTGCTTGAGCGATGCTCCGACAAGATCGACTATCAGACAATCCTTCTTGCCAGGAATCGGGCAGCGGTGCCCACCGCGCAAACCTCGGCCGATTGCCTGTGCATAGAGCGTCCGAGAGTTCGTTGGCCTTGCCATCACGATACAGGCCGTCGCTGGGGCATCGAACCCCTCGGTCAAGACCATACAGTTGACAAGAAACTGGAAATGCCCCTCTTTGTATTGATCGACCAATCGGCGGCGTTCATCCTCCGGGGTGTCCCCGCAGATCGCAGCCGCTCCCGCCTTTGTGTAGCGTGGGATGATCGCGGCTATCGCCTTCGCGGTCGCGACGCTCGGGGTAAAGACGAGAGTCGGACGATCACCAGCCAAGCGAACGCAAGGCACCACGATCTTGTGGAGCACCGTTTCTTCGTTTATGATCCGGTCTATGTCCGTTGCCGACAAGTCGCCCGTGCTGCTCTTGCGGGCCGAAGACCAATCAAGGCCCTCCACCTCAACGTACTCCTGGCGCAATCGGCAGAGCCAGCCGTCCTCGATTGCCTGCATCACGTCATAGTGGTACGCGCATCCCTCGAACAACTGACCCAGACTAATCTGGTCGTGTCGATCCGTTGTCGCCGTCAATCCAACCGTCTTGGCTGCGTGAAAATAGTCAATTACGTCGCGAAAAGCGGGAGCAACGTAGTGATGAGCCTCGTCCGCTACAATCAGGCCGAACTCGTCGTGTCCAAAGCTATCACGACGGTCCTCTTGAAACAATGTCTGGACGCTCCCAACCACGATGCGCCGGTCGAACATTGCCGCTGTCGCTCTCGCTCGCGAATCGGATTTCTCCACCGCAACTTCCTCGCCGGTCGCGAGTTCAAGCGCTCTCGCCGCTTGCCAGACCAGCTCGTCCCTGTGTGCCAACCAAAGGACGCGAGCCGACATGCCGAAACGATGGGCGTTCTCGCCCCACCAGTCGGCAAGTGCCGCACCCAACACCGTCTTGCCTACGCCGGTTGGCATGGAGACAAGTGTACGTTCCTTTGACTGAATGTCTGCAATGACCGCCATCATTGCGTCGCGCTGATATTGTCGCAGAGTCATAAGTCCTCCGGCTTGCCGATACCCGGATAATTGTAGTTGCCCGCTATCACTTGCGCGTGCTCGACTTCGCAGGCTCTCTTGTATTCGGGATGCGCCTGCTCCTTTTCTTCGCATTGCAGGCAGATCATCTCGGTATTAAAACGCGACATCGTAAACGCGCCGCTTGCCTCACCGCACCTGTCGCACCGCATGATTTCTACTCCTCTGTCGGGGTTGATTCTACGCCTCACCACTTGTTATGCAGCGGCAGGATTCAAGCACCGTTCGGATGTCTCGCGATAGGCTATCCGCTGTCGTTGTGTGATGGTGGAATCGGAGTATTGCCAGGGCCGCCTCGGCTGATTCACACAGTTGTGATGCTCTGGACGGCAGTTTCGGCACATTCAGGTCGGCACCGCTTCGTATGGTGGAGTTTTTGATCGTTCCACAACGCGGACACCAAAACAGGGAGTCTCGGATGTTCACGGTTGCGATCTTGTGCATTGTATGGTCACAGGTCGGGCAAGGCATTATAATTCCTTTGTTTGGCGGGTTGTAGATAGTTAATGGAGTAGACGATATCTGGATTGTACGTCATGCCCCTCGTGTGTGTGACAGGTATGCGTGGTATTCTTCTCGCGTCAACCAACCGGGGGCTTTGTCGTGTTTTTCACCTTTTGGATCGACGTATTTTTTTTCGCCCTTACCTTTGCCACCGCAAAGGCATTTCGTGGGTCGTGTGGCCTTATCCCAACAATTTGGGCAGCGACAATAGAACATGCCATTCTGTGCCGCGAGCCGTTCTTCCTTCCCAACGTCGATCATGGACCGAACATGCAACCCTTGCCCCGCCCCACTCTTCAAACTCGCAAATTGTTCCCATCGCTGATAGATCGCCGCGTGCTCCGTCAGCAGCCGTTTGATGTCTTGTGTGTCGGCGATGATTTGCCGAAGAAACTCGGGACACTCCTGCCCGAGTTCGTCCTTCAATTCTTTCGCCTTTATGACTTGTGTTTTGGCAGTAGAGGGGCGACCCTGGCGGGCCGTGGTTGGTTGTGGTGAACTCGATGCTCGCGTGCGCCCATCTTTGCCCGTGCGTTTCTCGACCTTTTGAATGGTACCTTGTTTTTCTAACGTGTGGCGGACCTTTTGAACCGTCGATCTACTACAACCGATGTGATCGGCAATCACGGCGTCACTCTTATCGGCAAGCGTTTTGTCGTTGAGACAATTCTGAATCGCCTGTCTGCAATCGGCGGTGGTCATTCGCTGCCCGTGTTCGCTGTTGGCTCCAGCCGCGAACCAGCGGGCACGACTCTGGTCACCCTTCCGGACGGATGCACGTATTACGTTGTTTTCCAAGGTCCGTTCTGCCATAAGCCGCTTGTGACCATCGGCCAGCCAATGCACACCATCGGCGTCGCGGAAGATCACGATTGGTGGAAACTCAATACCGACTCGGCGTAGGTTGGCGTATTCCGTAATCAGTGGGTCGTTCTCGTTGCAGCGAGGCAAAACGGAGAGGTCAACTTCAATCCGGTCGATCCGTACATTTTTGATACTCATGCGTCCGTACTCCTTCGTGATTGGCGGGGCAACCTGATAAATTATCACGTTGTTTGCCCCAACGGGGGGGGTGATTTTGTGGCCATAGCCATGCGCTCAATTATACCTCTGGACCGATTTGGTCAAATAACCAGCGACAAAACCAACGATTTTGACGGCGACGAAATACCTAACGATGCCCCCCTGTTCTCCCTACGAGCCGTCCAGCTTATCGGGGTCAATCAGCTTGGTCTTGACACGCAAGCTAGCCATGGTAGAAATACGAGAAAGCAACCCCCTCCAATCAGCGAAAGGAGCCTCGCCATGAAGCGACTGCTCATTCTTCTGCTCTGCTTCGTGTTCTTGACATCGCCACTCTATGCGGCCGATACAATCACGGTGGACGACAAGCCCGTAGTGACAACCGATGACGATGACGTAGGGTCACTCACAAGACGCCAGCGACGCAAGCTCGGCGTGACGTTTCGGAACGTGCGACGCATAGCGATTGACCTCAAGAAGAAAGGGGAGCTGTCGGATGATCCGGCCGTCGCCTCCGCGCAGGTTCTCACAGTATTGACTAACGAGAACCCAAAAGCATTTCAAGAAGAAGCGGCGGCAATTAACTGGGATGCGCTGCTTGATTTCATCGAGCGACTTCTTGAATTGATCCTCAAGTTTTTGCCACTCTTCGTCGATACCGCGCAGCCGCCGATTATTGCAGCCGCGCCGCCCGGTGTGTTTGTGCTTGTCGCTTGATCGTACCGTTTCACACTAACGGAGCAAGCCATGAAACGCCTTGTCTTAGCGGTGCTTGTTGTGTTGGCGATTGCCTCCACACTTCACGCGGCCCTTTCGATCCGTGGCCCCGATAAGGTGGCCCCGCGAGAAACCTTTTTGGTCGAGATTGACGGCGCGACGTTCGACCTGACCGAGACGAGCACGATTGCCGACATCGTGAATGAGGTCCGGAAGGTTCAGGTTCAGCATGAAAACGAATTGCTCGGGGTTGAACTTCGTATGCGGATCGTGCCCGATGGATTCCAAGTGACAATCGAAGCCGAAGTGACGGCACCGGCCGAGCCCGGCGTGACGTTCGTCTTTGCGATTGACCGGACTGACAAGACGAAAGCGGTCTTGCCTGTGGCGTTTCGTGCGATCCAGGTCGGGGAGGTACCTGAGCCGGACCCTCCGGTGCCACCGATTCCAGAGAAGGGCCCCCGCTACCTCCTTTTCCTGCGGGAGCAGACGCCGGACTCGACGGCCGATCCCTTGGTGGCGGCTGGGTGGGCGACGTTTTTCACTCGGCTGCGAGCCGAGCAGAAGGGGGGGCTATTCAGGGAGCATGTGATAAAGGATGCGGACGACGATGCGAAGCAGTCGGCGTATGCGCCCTATCAGGCGAAGCGACGAAACGACGACCCCACCCCGACCTTGTTTCTGATCGAGAACGAGCCGCCCCACCGAATCCTGTGGCACGGCCCGAGCCCGTCGACAATCCCAGACCTCAAGGCCAAGGTCGCAGAGTTCGGAGGCTGATGCGATGGTAGCTGGCGCAATACCGCAAGAGTTGAAGCCGGAGTGGATCGACGTTGACTTTGTTAAGTCGGCCAAAGACTGTGGCCGGATGCTCGGTTGCATCGAAGAAACCGAAGCGGCGAGGGACGAGATTATCGCCGCAACCCCATTCTCCGCCTCGGGCATTAACGTCATCGCCGAGGACGACTGGAAGGAGGTTTTCGACGCAAAGCAAGGGTACAGCTTGCGCAGCCTTGAGCTTCCCACGAAAGACCAGGACGGCGAGGGGTCGTGTACCAGCAACGATCAGACGCGAGGATACGAGTATGTCCTCGTCAAGACGTTCGGCCGGTCCTTTTGGGTGTCGTTTTCGCCGATGTCGCTCTACCAGCTTTGCGGGTCATCGAGCGGGAGCGGATCGAGTTTGTCTTGCAATCTCACCAAGGCTCGCGATGTGGGATTCATCCCCAGCGATACCCCAGCGAACCGCGCGCGGTTCGGTTCGCTCGTCCTGAAAGATGTGGGGTTTTCACAACGGAGCAACCCGCGACCGGACGGTTGGCAGGAGATCGCCAAGCAATTCCGAATCGCCGAGTATGTGAAGTTGACCACCGTTGAGCAATTCGCCACTTGTCTGTTGCTTGATATTCCGGTCAGCTATGGCCGGAGCGGTCACGCAATCTGCGCCGTTGCCCTCGTCTGGCGAAACGGGCGGTGGTACGTCATGTATCAGAATAGTTGGGGCGATTGGGGTGATGACGGCTACGGCTATGATACCCTGTCGAGCAGATTGCTCGGCTATGGCGTCTACGCCGCGACCTCTATCTGGCACCCCAACCTCCAAGGTTTCCATCTTCCCCCGAGTCTGATTACGGTGGCATGATGCGAGTAGGACCAGCAAGGGCCGCTGTGATTGCAGCGGCGAACGAAGCAAAGGCGGCGGCTTGTGATGCTCGCCGGTTGTTAGCGGAACTTCGCGGCGCGTTGCGCAGCGACGGCTTGCGAGTCGAGCGAGTGCCTGAACAAGGCAGGGACGTGTTTATCCTCAAGCTGAATGGCGTCCACGTCGAACCAGATGACCCTATTGCAAGGAGTGGGTGATGCGAACGGTCGTGCTGTTTATTGTCGTTGGGCTATCTGCCCTCTTGTCTCCGCGATGGTCAGCGGCGCAATGCGCGGGTGGCCGTTGTTACCGCAATCCCCCAGTCAGCGGCACCAAAGAAGACGCTTCCCTGCGGAGGCAAGACGCATCCCTTGACGCCCGGCGGCGCAGCTATCCCCCTGCTCGTCGCCGGGTCTTTTCCCAATGGAGGCGGTGGCGGCGATGAGACGCAGACGGCGAGTGAAGGGGCACCGACAATCCGGCCGCAAGAAAAACCTTTCGCGAAAGGCTCTACACAAGCGGAGACTACAACGTGAAGTTCAGCGGAAAGCTGCGACTTGAAGAATACGATGTTGTCGATGGTCGGCAGCGTTGGAAATTATTGGAGCCGCTGGAATACGAAGTCTTCCCCGGCCACACGCTGACCGTGCCAGCCGGATTCATCACCGACTTTGCGAGCGTACCTCGTTGGATCGGCGTAGGGTCGCTGCCGAATTGGATTCTCCGTCGTATCCCACGATGGACACACTACCTCGGTATCCCGCTGTGGTCGATCTTCCCGCCCTCCGGCAAATGGAATCGAGCGGCCGTGCTTCACGATTACCTCTACTCCATTGCGGTTCCGTGGTGCTCGCGATGGCTGGCTGATGCGATCTTTCGCGATGCGATGCACCGCCTCGGCGTACCGTTGTGGCGCCGCTGGTGCATGTGGATGGCCGTCCGCTTGTTCGGATCGGTCAGCGCATGGAAGTCGAACGGCTCGAAGGGATGATATGGCTCGCGGTCAGAACCTAAAGATCGAGCAAGTGGCCCTGCGCGAATTGTCGCTGCCCGAGCAGAACCCGCGCAAGCACTCGGCAGAAAATATCGCCGCGATCAAAGAGAGCCTGCGGACGTTCGGCCAACCAGAGCCGATCCTCGTACGCAAAGCCGATAAGACGATCATTCATGGCTGTGGTCGCTACGCGGCCATGCGTGAGCTAAAATGGCCGTTCTGCCGCGTCGTATTCTTGGAAGTGAGCGAAATAGAGGCCGATGCTCTAGCTGTGACATTGAATCGAACGGCAGAACTAGCGTCCTGGAATATGCCGGAATTGTCCGACATCCTCGACCGGCTCCAGAGCGAAGGCGTGTCGTTGTCTGGACTTGGATGGACCGATGGGCAATTAGATGGACTGATTGCCGACCTAATCCCCCCAGAATTGCCGTCAGAGCCCGCCTCGTCCACGCTAACGGCAGCAAGACCTCGAATAGGACAATCCATCCCCATGGTCAGCCAGGGCGTCCAGGGGCCAATCTCGGACGATTCAGAGCGGCCCACCATGGGGCGACCAATTAGCGTCACCAAAGAACAGCGGGAGATTTTCGACCAAGCGTTGCAGCGAATGAAGCAGCGGCATGCGGACGATGGCCCCGAAATAAGCCAGGGGCGATGCGTTGAGTTCCTTGCCGCCGATTATCTCGCCGGTCCATAGTGGGCCGACGTTACCTAAACCCAAGGAGCCCAAACAACTTGTGCAGTTGTTGTTGACTCGGGGTTGGGTAGAAAAGCCGCCCGCGTCCGGTGTAAACTGGACGCGGGTTTTTGGGGTGTCTGTCGATGACTTTCAACGCCACGCCCTGTTGAAAGCGATACTATGATCTGGGTAGCCGAGTGTCACGAACATCGAGGAACCGTCGTTACGCGACGCAAAGGGAAGCCACGACCCTACATCTGCCCGAATTGTCACAAGATCATCCCGTGGACTCAAGCCACGTTTGAAGATCAACCACCGGCTCCCAACTCAATTCCGTCTTCGTTGTCGCGATCCCTGCAAGCGTCTCGGCTGGTTCGGGCACTGCCGGAAGATACCTAGTTGGACCGCCAACCATTGCGGCAAACTCGGCAACCGAGACATTCGATCCGCGACCGACGTTGAGTGGTTTGCCCTCGAACGGTCGTTTGCGATCCCCGGCAAGGATGACCGCGCGTACGATGTCACTAACATGAGTGAAATCTCGCCGATGACTTCCGTCACCATAGATCGTCAACAATTCTCCCAATTCGCGCTGGTCAAGAAACTTTTGGATGACCATCGCATATTGACCGTGAGACATCCCATCGCCATACACGTTGAAAAATCGCAAACAGACGGTATCGACGCCGTATAGCGATGAGAATAACCGGCAGTATTGTTCGCCGATAAGTTTTTGTAGACCGTATGGGGAGATTGGGTTAGGTTTGGTCTGTTCGGCAGACAATGGCATTGTATTGCAATTGCCGTAGACGGATGAACTCGATGCGAATACGAAACGGCGAATGCCGAGTTCTTTTGCCAACCATAGCATTCGCAGGGTGCCGACGACATTGGTCTGATTGAAGTAGATCGGATCGGCTATGCTGGGCTGTACACGCGCTTTGGCGGCAAGATGGAACATAACGCTCGCATCGGCGAACTGTTCGAGGTCATGGCGGATCGGCATCGTAATGTCGTGAACGAGTAGGCGGCCGTATATCGTCGGATCGGCTCTCCCGGTTGATAGGTCATCAATAACCAGGACTTGATCGCCCCTGGCGAGTAAAGAGGTCACTAAATGGTGGCCGATGAATCCTGCGCCGCCGGTAATGATTGCTTTCATGTCATGGTTCCAAGGCGTTGAATTTCGGAAATGAGAAATTCGCGTAGAGGTGATGACCTTCCTTGGTGATTCGGTGACGATATAATAGTGGGGCGGTCAGAAACTTGTAGGCACCGAACCGCCCCCGACCTCACGAGGAACCATGAGCGTCTTTTGAATTATAACTCGCATCATACGTGATACAAGCCCATCGCAAAAGAATTTCGGAAATTCAGCCGTTCTTGACACTAGGTTCGGCGAATATAGCCCAGATTGGCAAACGGCGTGGTGGCACCGGAAGCGGCCAAGGCACACGTACAGCCCAAACGCCACAGCGTCGGAGTGATCCCGACACGCTGGAAAAGGAGTCTGTGTTCCATCACGGAAGGTCCTCGACGACGTTGGTTGTCGCCGTAGGAATTGGCCGCCAACGTAATTATAAGGGCCGGGGGTTAGGGATTGTTAGTCACAGGAAAGATGGGGGCGTGATATGAGCGGCAAAACGCCAGGTTATAACAGAACTGAACGCGAAACAACGAAAGGAAATCTATCATGGGAAACGGAACGAACGGCAGGGTGACGGAAACGGGAACTGGCGATTCAGCAGTTGGACGAACGATGCAATCAACCCCTGTGGAATGGAAACTTTCGGCGGGGGGTACTGCGGGTCGCGTGACCTTTCCGAACAATTGCACACGTTGCGGATTCTGTTGTATCACGGTCGTTTGCCCGATTGCGATAGAACTTGGCGTTTCGCCTTATGATCTGCCATGCCCGCTCTTGGATTACGACAAAAATGGGGAAGCGACTTGTGTCTTCGCGGAAGTTTGCCCATCCCTGCAACTCTTGTTGGGGATCGGCGACGGGTGTTGTATAAAGGCGCGGATTTTTGTCGATGGCGTGTCAAGCGATTTCAGCGGGGTGCCACCAGAGACGAAGAAGAAGGTCGCCATGCTCGCCTTGTGCCAGGGGCGTCCTGAATTGGGACGGAAAATCGCCATAGCCATGGTGTCACCCCCGGAAAATCCGGCATAGTCTCCAATTATTTTCCGCTCGTCGCCATAAGTTCTTTGCTTATAATGACTTAAAATTTCAGATAATCGCACTAAATCGCCGGATTCCCCTTGACGGAATTACGGCGATTTTCTAATCTATAATATATGAGGAATAACACATTCTACATTTCGATTCTTCTTATGAGCGAAGCACAGCACGAAGTAGGACGTCCGACCAATGACCTCCAAGTGAGCGAGGTCGAGAAACCGGCCACAAGCCGAGACGTCCGAACGAACTCGAATCGACGAGCGGTAGGGGGAGAGAAATCGACCCACGCCGAGTTGTGCGTTGCGAAGCTGGCCCCCCTCCACCGGACGTTGAAGGTAATGGTAAGCGTCGATAACGGTGCGAGTCGGGGAAAGGCGTCGGCACAGAGCCGGACATAAGACTCAGGGACGCGACAAGAATCGAAGTGACTCTCGTTCGGGAAAGCGAAAGGCCGGATTGGCGGAATGGGAGTTCTTCGGTTGGGTGCTGGTGCAAGACACGTGGCGGAGACGCCGCGACGTTCGAGTTGGGTTCGATTCCCAATAACCCACCTTGCGGATGATTACGCAGATTTTTCTTAACCATTTTGAAAGGAGCTACGATCATGGCTAGAACCTACACCGCAAAAGGCTTCGCTCGTCTTCTCGCCCGTGGTGCCCATTACACGCACACGCCGGACGGAGCACTTGACGTGATGGCGGAATTGGCCGAGACGTTCGAGGAAATGGCTTTCTCGGCCTATATGGAGGCAGAGGAAACCGAGAAGCGAATCGCCGAGACGGACAGCGAGTGGTTCGACGACCTGTCCGAGATTCTATATGAGTTGGTCGAGAGCGAAAGGAAGTCGATTCGAGACGCGAAGGAAGCGAAGAAACAAAAGGAACGGATTGAAGCCATCAGCAGTTGCCGACTCTAATATGGTGCGAAACGGGGCAAGCTTCGCCCCGTCATCCGGCCGTGGCGGGCCGGGTCTGACGAGCAGCCAAATAGTCAAGCACAAAGGAGATTACGATGGCGACCACGATTCAGAAGATCAACGGTTGGAAGGGAACGGAGCTGGAGGTCGGAATGCTGGTGGACGTGTCCCCAGACGAGATCAATGCCAACCCCGGACTGCGGGCGCAAGCCGTCTTGCGTATCGACCACATCTACGCAAACGGTCTTGAGGTCAGAGTGACCGATGATGGGTCAGCGCGTTACAAAGTCGCCGCTTGCGAAGTGCGGCCTGCGATGGGGGCGGGTCAACGGGAACAAAAGCGGACCGAGGACATGGAGGACCACGGCGAATTCACCCGGAAGCGATTGGCGAAGTGGTTGGAGCGTTTCGACAAAGAGCAAGAGCCGCAGATTCCGTCGGAAGGCATCGTGGACTATCTGGTGTGGCATATGGACGACATCTTACTCAACGCCGGACGGCGACGCGCCTACACTTACTACAACGTGTTGCAAACCGTGCGGGCAGTCTTGCAGGAAGAATGCTCATTGGCGGAAGCGGCAGCGGCGAGCGAGGTTTGCCGACAGCGTATGACGGCCGCCTTGCAGGAACGGCCGTACCGTCATGGAAGTTCGTCAGTGATGAGTAACTTCCGAACAGAGTGCGAGGTTCGGGCGCTCGCCGGGTTGTTGTCATACGCGGACTACAACGGCCCGCTGGCGATCCTGGCGCAATGGAAGGCGGTTTGTGAGCGGATCGACACCGAGTGGTAATGACCTCTTCTCGCTTAATGCGAAATGCCCTCGACGACGGCGGCCGTGCCCAGCCCACCGAACGCTGGCGGGTTGGGCGATTTCTTCAACATCCATTTCTTTACAAGGAGTTCACTGTGAATGTCATCACGAGACTGAGAAAACTGGGATGCCGAGTCACGCGGTACAACGCGGCGGCGAGAACATGGTGGTTGTCATATCCTTTTGACGACCATGGCCACACCCGTCAAGCCCGCGTGGACATCCTGCGGACCCTCGGTTTAGCGAAGGATGATACCGAACGGACGGTGTATCGGGCGAGGGGATTCGTTCTGACGCTGCACGAGGAAGGCGTTACGGTTGGAAAGGTTGCCGTAGCGAGACGGCAGAAGAAGCGGCAGAAGCGACATACAAACCGGAAGTCCCGCAAAGTGGCAGACTACGGTGCACCGAAGACATTTCGGCGAGGGGGTTCGCGACGGCTTGAGGTTCACGATACGCCGCGAGGGTATTGTTTGGCGATCCTGTTTTTCGACGGGCAGGGCAAGCCGCAGGGCACAAACTTACTCAACGATGGCCCATTGTTCACGGTCTATACGAAGGACGAGCATTGCGGTCGTGGCGAATATGCCGAGGAAATTGACATCATTCTCGGCCGCAACTACGCTTCCCCTCGCCGCTCACGGGCAGCGGTACGGAACATCGCGAAGGTCATCCTCGCGGCAGAGTACGATGAGGGCTTGAGGGTCAGCCGAATTGTCGAGCGGTTCGGCATGTTTTGGTAGAGAGCGAAATGGGGCGAGTTTCGCCCCATCATCCGGCCGTGGCGGGCCAGGTCTGACGAGCAGCCAAACAGTCAAGCACAAAGGAGATTAGCGATGCGAAAGTTCTTTGACTCAATTCTGGCACAACTTGTCGAGGTTCAAAACTGGAGCGACGAGACGCTGAAACGGTACAAGCCGATGTTGAAAGCAATCGACGAAGCGGTTTGTGATCTGATTGAACTCAAGGAAGACGACGAAGACCCAGACGAGACGTATACCGTCGAGGAAGACTGGGCTGGCGACGCGGTTGCCACCGATGGGGTCAACTACGTCGGTGGGTCGAGCCATAACGTCCCGGCTGAATTGTCCCATCGGATCGGCCTTTATTCCGGCCGAACTGACTTCATCGCCCTGGAACAAGCGGTCGAATGTCTCGTCGCGACGTGCCGGGAGGACGACGATTCCTACAAGATGCTGCGGGCGGAAATCGAGGGTTAGCGGGTGGGTTGGCGAGACAATCACGATCATCCATAACCAATAAGGAGTTGAGCGATGAAATTGAAACGAGCGGCGAAAGGTTGTAGAGGGCGGAGACATTCTGGGTCTTTGCGGGAGCGGGCGATAACTGCCCTTCACATGGCATGGGACGCGATTGCATACGATACCTTGCAGGGAATCGCAGCGGCCCGAGCCGGGTATCCCACGAAGGAGCCGAGCGTCGAGGCGACGATGCGGGTGACGTTGAGCGGGGATGAGGTTGCCGATAGCGTGACGAGCTGCGGGTTCGCTACCGGCTTCCCTGCGATGTACGGGGAGGATGACGAGGCAATGGAGTGGGTGGAGGGGTTGTCCTTTGCCGAGCGTGAGGCGATTGTTGCCGAGGCGTTTCCCTCTGAGCAGCATTATGGCTTCTGAGTGAGTGAGTTCGTTCGTATTATTTTTGTTCCCCAAAAAACTAAAAGGAGATTACGATGGCGACGATCAAAGTAAATGGCAAGACGCTCTACCTGGATCGGTACAGTTGGAAAGGGGCCACCACTTACATGGTTCGGACACGCAAGACCCCGATGGTCGGAGCGTGGCGAACGGCCACCCTCGGTTCGGTTCGGACCTCGCGCGGCGGTGGCGAGACATACGAGTGGCGATTGCGCAATGGTCAAGTGTGGCGTGGCGGCACTCTGACGCGCAAAGAGGCGGTGGTCGCCCTGGTTGCCGAAGTCAAACGAAACAAGCAGCGAGCGAAGACGCGGAAAAAGAACGACAAGTGCCTCTGCCGAGAACCCAAGACGCACCGCGATTGCGCGTGCTGCGGATGGTTCGCGAGCGGGATGATCTGCGGCGTCTGCAAGGAGGCGGGGATTGACGGCCCCGTGATCCGAGGAACCGAGCGTCGAATCTGTCGGAAGCACAAGCATGACAAATAGACTCGGAGCCGATGAATCAAACGAACCCCAACCAGCAAGGAGTGAACGATGGTTGACGCGAACCTTAACCACACGGCTAACGTTGATGAAATCGTCGCCGATGAACGGCGGCGAAACATCGGAGGGTCGAGCCACAACCCGATAGCGGCCATAACTGACCGCATCTGCGTTGTGACAGGACGGAATGACCGCGATGCAATCGAGAGCGTACTTGACGATCTTGTTCTCGTTGCGAGGCAAGACCACTTCGTACTCCAGGTCTTGACGCGGGAGGTCGTCGATCATAAGTGATCCGCGACGCGAGAAACAGCGAGGGTTAGCGAGTGGGGCAACCACAACCAACCACAACACACAAGGAGATTAGCGATGCACACAAACTTGACAATCACCGAAATGCGGGATGACGACCCGCTCCGCCTTCACGGGGACATCTACTCTCCCACGTTCCAAGCCACCTTGGAGTCGGCTTGGAACACGGCGATGTGCTCGTTGCATGGTCACGACCTCGTGGATTGCAGTTCCGGTGGACCGGAGTCAGGAAATCTGGATCACGGGTGTCGACGCTGCGGCGCATACTGGCGAGTGTCGTTGTATTGATCGAGCAAGAGCCCACATGAGAATTCTATTCCCCGAACTAACGGAGGGCCCAATGAGTATCCTACGGCGTGAAAAACAAAAGCACCGGATCATCTTAGAGGCTTTGGCTTTCGACTTGCGGGAGGCTACGCTTGTCGGGATGGGTGCAAAGGTTCGGGAGACGTGCATCGCGTCGACGAGGATAGCGATGCACGTTCTCGACCTGTTCGGCATCCGGTCTGAGCCGGTGCCCTGCGCTTACGCCGCTTGCAACGGCGCAGCGTGTCGATTGATCGACCGCGAGGCGGAGCTGCCAAAGAGCGAAGCCGATGCCGCGAGGTGGACTGACGCTGGGGCGTACATCGTACAGATCGACGAGCGGAGCGGGTCCAAATATAACGGACACCTAATCCTTCAAACCGCCTATTACCTCGCCGATCTATCGCTTGACGCGGCCTCACGACCGGAAAAAGACTTGCCGTTGTCGAATTGGGTGCTGCCGGTGCGGCATTTACCGTTCACATTGCAGACCAGTGGCGGCAGGGTGTTCTATTGGATGCAGAACCGGCCGGAGGTGGACTGGGAAAGGAGCCACGATTGGCAACTGCCCACGACGAGCGAACCGCTCGTGGTGGAACTGGCCGAACAGTGTCGGCAGCGGTTGCCGTGTCGGGGTCTTGCGGGCCTACAACGAGGACAATGCGGAACAGGGGGGACACAAGATGACGGTCGACCTTGAAACGATCTGGCGAGGCGGTGCGTGGTGGGTGACCGGCCTACCTGATAACGAGCCTGACTGTGGCCCATACAAGAGTAGAGCCGAAGCCGAAAGTGACCGAGTTGGGATGACGCGGTTCTTCCGCGACATAGACAAACCAGAAACCTTTACAAGCGAAGGAGTGAATTATGGCAAAAGGCGTTAGGGTAGCCGACCTGCCGCCGGACGTTCAGCGGCAACTCGGAAGGCGTGGGGTCAAGGAACGGCCCCCGCGATTGACGGCGGACGAGGTTCGCGGATATGCGCTGGAGGCGCTTTACCCACTCCGCGACTTGAGTAAAACGGAACGGGGGCGAGTCATCGCCCATATGGGAAAGATCAACAAAGTCTAAACAAGAAGGGAGTCTGCTATGTTGCCCGTAATGGTGCGGCGGCAAGTCATCAATCGCCAATGTCGCGAAATGGGATTGTTGCCGATGGACAGTTACCAGCCCAAAGTTGGGATCGACGACGAGATTGTTATCATGGAAGTCCACCGCGAACCAGAATTTCGCGTCAATCACTTTCACGGCGTAGTGGTGGGCGTTATGGAACACGGCCACTATCGCGATGTCTATTATGAGCGGGACGATGGGTTCGTGGGTGTCGCCCGCGTGAATACGAATGGGGTGCCACCAGACTGGGGCGTAATTGCCCTGCGTGTCACGCGGCGAGTGCATTATGTGTTGCCACATTCCAAAGGACGAATCTAAACGCAGAGGGGAGTCAATCATGGACAAGGCAACGATCCGGAAGAAGTCGTTGGCGTATCTATTGGCACCGCACGTCTGGCCGAGTTGGCCTCGATGTCCCGTGATACGCCGCGACCCATCTGGGGTGATTGCAGAAATTGGCGTCGTTCTAGCAATGCAGCCCCACGTTCTATTGTGCAACATTTTCGACGCCAAACTGGAAGGGGCAGAAGCGATCAAGTACGAGTGTTTTAGTGAACTAGTTAACGATGGTTGGGAAGTCGATTAACGCAACCCCAACCAACCTAACCGAGATACGAAAGGAAGATGAGAAATGAATTTCGTCAAAGAGTTGAGTCTTGCTCGCCAAGCGGCCGTTCCAATTGTCGCCATCACAACGCCGGACCCCGGCGCATGCGTGATACAATTGGCGAAGGGATTGAAGAATGGCCCCATCGTCATGTGGGATTGTGTACGCGGCGTCGTGGGCGTCAACGAGGGCGGCGAGGAAATCATCACGGATGATTTGCACGATTGCACCGAGCCGGTGGAATTTCTGATGTGGTGCTCGCGAGAATTGCCGGAGCGTGGAATCGCATGTATGTTGAACGGGTGCGAGTTTTTCGAGCGGAACCCACACGTACAACAGGCCGTCTGGAATCTGCGCGATCAACTGAAATTGGATCGCCGGATGCTTATCATCGTTCAATCTACGATTGATCTGCCTGCGCTGCTCAAGGACGACATCGTTGTTCTCGACGAGCCGTTACCAGACACAGAACACCTGACGGAAATCGTCGCAAAACTCGATCAGTCCGCGAGTCTGTGTGGAGGGTGTGGCGGGACTGGCCTTGCGCTGGGGCTGGAGTGCGAAAAATGCAAGGGCACGGGGACGTCTAAACGCACGATCATGGATAGGGATACGCTGTTGCGTAGCGTTGAGGCGGTTCGAGGGCTCCCGGCGTTTTCGGCCGAACAGGCCACGGCGATGGCACTCCGCAAGGACGGCATTGACATCGCTCACTTGTGGCAAACGAAAACGGCGTTGATCGAACAGACTCGCGGCTTGTCCGTCTATCGTGGTGGCGAGACGTTCGAGAGTCTGGGTGGCCTCGACAGCGTAAAGGAGTACGCAAGACAACTGATGACCGGACGCAAGCCACCAGAGGTTGTTGTGTGGTTGGATGAAATCGAAAAGTCCGGTCTTGGTCACACGGGTGACACAAGCGGAGTCAACGCCGAACAACTCGGTGAGACACTAACTTACATGGAGGACCACGGCGTTTATGGTCTGATGTTGTTGGGCGTCGCCGGGAGTGGGAAGTCGGCGTTTGCGAAAGCTGTCGGCGCAGAGTTCGGGCGGCTCGTCATACGGATCAACATGGGTGCGATGAAACACGAGTTGGTCGGACGGTCTGGCGGGTATCTTCGCACGGCGTTGAAAGTGGTGAGTGCCGTTGGGAGTGATAACGCTCTATGGATCGCAACGAGCAACAGTATCCGTGGACTGGATACGGCGTTGCGTTCACGGTTCACCGACACATTCTTTTTCGATCTGCCGGACGCAAAAGAGCGATCCGCAATATGGGACGTCTGGCTCAAGAAATACGAGGATGTCAAAGGGACCGTCAGGAATGGCATGGACGATGGTTGGGTCGGGCGGAATATTCAGCGGTGCGTGGATAAGGCGTGGCGGTTCGACAAGCCGTTAGATGAGGTCGCGCCGCTTGTGATTCCACAGGGGCGTATTGAGGCGACAGCCATAAACGCTCTGCGTGAAGAAGCGGCTGGCAAATACCTATCGGCAAGCAAACCCGGCGTCTACGAGAAACCGAAACGGGGGCGAGGGCGTCGCGTTGCCGATCCGGAGTGATTGCCGATCCGGCCAGGGTAGCCGTGGGTGAGCACGGCTACCTAGAGCGGATCGACTGAGAATCCGTCACATTTCCAATTGCAAGGAGTTAGATCATGACTAGCGCAACAGTCAACGCACTCGAACAAGGCACCGTGATTCTGGAGGTCGTTTTCCATCGGCCGGGAATCCATCGACGCGGCGACATGGCAGAAATCGAGACTTCTGCGGACAAGTCGCAACTCGGGTTGAACAAGCGTATCGTCGAGTCGCCCGAGTACAAGTACATCTGCAAGATCGCCTCCGCATGTCGCTCATATCTGCGCGACCTTGAATTGCATGGGCCATTCAAGACGGGGCGGCACTTGATTCCGATCAGTTTGCTCGAACAGGCATACGACCGCGTATTGGTGGATGAGGAAAAATACCAAGAGGCCGTCGAGGCGTTTCTCGTTGTGTATCCCGCCCAGAAGGAAATTGCGAGGGCGGCACTCGCGAACCAGTTCAACGAGGCGGATTACCCGAGCGTGAGCGCCTTGCGGCGGGCGTTCTGGGTGGAGAAACGAGTCACGCAATGGGCCACGCCTGGCGCATCACAGATCGGCGAATACCTCTACGCCAAAGAGCGCGACAGAGTACAGGTCGAGTTGACGGCCCTTGCCGACGAGGCGAAGATTGCACTTCGCGAAGGGATCGCCGGACTCGCGGAGAAATTGGCGCACGCTCTTGGCGTGAAAGATAACGGACACCGACAAACGCTGCAACCGGGAACATTGCGGAAAGTCCTTGAGTGGTTAGCCTTATTTGATAAGCGCGACATTCTGGACGACAAGGACCTCGGTAGCGTCGTCAATACGATCCGTTCGGCCCTGGACGGCAAGAGTCTGGACGACCTGCGAACGAACCGAGGCGTCAGGGATTCGGTCAAAGAAACGCTGGACGGTGCCGTCAAGCAATTGCACACGCTTTTGGCCGATGGCCCCGGCAGGATCGTCAGTTTCGAGGATGATGAGTAGATCGGGCACAAACGGGGCAAGGTATGGTATAATTAACACTGAAACTAGAACAAAGGAGCCTATCGTGAGTCATGTAGTATCAATCAAACTGGAGGTCAATGACCTTAACGTGCTGGAGTCGGTCGTTCGGGGGCTTGGCTGTGAGTTCGTTCGCGGATTGAAAGAGCATCGGTATTGGTCCGGTCGAAAATCGCCATGCGAGCACGTCATCAGAGTACCCGGAACGAACTACGAAATCGGCGTCGTTCAGGCAAAGGACAGCCATAACAAAGAGACGAACGGCTACACGCTCGCCTACGACAGCTATGGTCGCGTAATCGACAAGGTGCTGGGCCCACAGTTGCAGCACTTGAACGAGAACTACGTCAAGGCACTCGCGAAGAAGAAGCTGAGTCGCAAGGGGTTTCGCTTCCGCGAGAAACGGCTTGACGATGGACGACTCCAACTCGTCGCCTACAAATAGGGGGGAGTGAAAATGAACGCAGCACGCCGCAAGCGCCTCGGTGAGGCGCTCGACATCATGAACGAGGTCTTGGCGGAGGAACTGGAAGTCCTCGAAAACCTCCCCGATAATTTCCGCTGCTCCGCGCAAGGCGAGCAGATTGAAGATTGCATAATGCAACTTGAGGAAATTACTGGTACGCTCGAAGATATAACCAGTAATTATTGACGACCACAAACAACAAACAATCAGGAGAAAAACGATATGAGCCAGCAGGTAATTATCACAGTCACCCAAGACGGTGCGACGGAAATCGAGGTAAAGGGAGTCAAGGGAAAGGGATGCAAAGACCTCACGAAGGGGCTGGAGCAATCACTTGGTGTTGTGGACGGGGATCGCCTGACGCCCGAGTATCACGAGCGAGGGGAGGGGCACCGTGTCTACCACTGAAATCGCAATTACGATCCGACGCGATGGGTCGTGCGAATGGTTGGGGTCGAGGGAACTAGACTCCCTTGAGAACGCCCTCGGCTCCGGCGCTCGCATCCGCTTGTCGCACATCGAGCCGGTGTCCCTTCTCTTGCGTGTACTATTTCGCCTATTGCGAGCATGCGTGCCCGACGAGAGCCATATTGCAGGATGGACTCGCCGCTGGCGGTGCGATTGGCGGATCAACATCATCAACGGCCCGACATGGGGTTGTTATGGGGATCGCGAGAATGCGATTGCCGATGAACACAGTTGGCTGGTGGCGCATGGTAGGCATGTCGTGCGCCATGCCATAGTATCGGCGAGCAATACTGGAGTGGGCGTCATGGGCCGTCCCACGCTCGCCGCAAGGCTTCGCGGCCTTGCTCCTTTCAAACCATTCCGGATCGACGAACGGCCCTGAAATAGCCGGGTGGTTGGTCGCGCGGGAAAAGACGCCCGCGCGACCCCTTTTGTTTTTGTTTACCAGGAGGTTTTAGATGGACATTCACATACACCAGACGATTGTCGCGAGTCTGCCGGAACTCCGGTGGGACGAGGATAACCCCGACGACTCGTTTATCTCATTCGATCTTGTGGCAGATTGCCACGAGGGACACCCCGCGTCTACCGGGTTTATGGTGCTTCCGGACATCAAGATGGCGAGCAAGTTCATTGTCGATCTTGTCGCGGTCGTCAAGGAATGGGAAGCCCGAACGAAAGAGGCGAGCGATGCTGGCGAGGTTTGAAGATGGTCAAGGCATCTGTTTTGCCGACCATCGGTTGTATCTTCCGAAACGGACTGCGGACTTTCCACCCGCAAAAACCATCCGAGACACTGACGCCTTGGAGTTGATCGGGTGGCGGTTTTCTCGCTGCCAATGTTGTGGCGCAAAGGGAGGAAATCGACATCACATAATCGGTGGGGTGGGACGTTCGGATGAAGCAACGAACCTAATCGTTCTCTGTGGGTCGGGCAACGTGTCCGGCTGCCACGGGGAGGCCCACGGGGGGCGATTGACGCTGGCGAATGTACTGTGGTTGAAGTGGCAACAAGATAGGGCAAACCTGTCGTGGGTGCGTTTGGCCGTCCTTCGTCGTGGGTTTCTACCACGGCCACGGCGACCGGAAAGGGTATAACAAATGAACCGATCCGATTGGTTGAAGTCTGTTGGCGGAGCGATCCGCAAATGGCGGGAACGCCGTGGAATGAGTCAGGTAGACTTAGCGTGTGCGATGGGTATCGGAAACGTCGTGCAGTGCCGACGCGAGCGGGGCTTCGTGGACATCCCGACCTGGACCCTGGCGGAGTACGCCGCTCTTTTGGGGGTGAATCCACGACGCCTTCTCCCCGACAAACCGAAATGACTAATATCCCTCGCCTTACCCCATTCCCCTCGTGGGAGTGGGGTTTTTTTGTGTAGAGACTTGCTGAGTTGATGTTATACGGTATAATTTCGTAAAATAGGAATTGGACTATGCCGGTATTGCTACAACTCGATGATTTCGACGACGCCTTGGTTGCCGCGCGTTTGCATATGGCGGCTTCGCCGAGTGTTGCGCCGCCGCGATTCGTCCAAGTCTTTCGCCGACGGACTAAACCGGCAGGGGGTGGGTGGGAATCGACCGTTAGCAAAACGCACAGTCATTCTGACGCCGAACGCGAGTTGAAGCAATACCTTATGGCGGGGTGGGAGTTGCATGAGCGGCGAGGTTTTAGCGGGGGATGATTGCCACCATGAATCAACCCACGACTGCTCTTGTTCACCAGAGCGCAAAACGAATGTTGGAAGAGTTGGATGCAGGATGGTTGGGGGTAGCCAAGGTTCGAGGGCGATATGGCGGCTACGTCAGAGTGACGGTGTCTGTAAACGCCGAGTGGTATCAGCGGTTCTGCGCTCGTTATATGGCCTCACGGCGGCGATACCCAAAACCTCGAACAGTCATCAAACGATGCCACACGCGGGCCGCCTTGGTGAAATTGGCAAACGGTGGTGGCCATGGCGTCTATGTGGATCGCCTCTTGCGGTTTATGGAAGATGGAAACAACTCGGTGTCCCGTTGAAGTCAATTGCCCGAAGTGTGGTTCCAGGAACTACGCAATCGGCGTCGACGGTGGCCGAACAATCTGGCATTGCGGCGATTGCGAAAGGGCTGATCGAACGGATGTGCTAGTATTTTGTCCCGATAGCCCGCCAATCAATATGCACCGGAAGAATAGACAGACAAACCCCCCGACAGCGGAAGTGATGCCATGACGGCTAAACAAATTATTCGCCGCGTCGTTTTCGGCGAGGACGTGTCAGTCACGGCGATACCTCGGCCACGAAATGACATCATGGCGGAGTTCTATGATTGGACGAAATGCCCATGTGAGACAACGGCAGCGGATGGTGTAGTCATGGAGCCACGGGTCATACTTGACGGCCGCGACGTGTCACGCTGCTTGATTCTGCGGGCGATTACTGGTCGGAACGGTTGGGTTGAAGTGGTTCTAAGTGAGGTCGGTCGCCCAGTCCGGCGATTGGGGCGGTTTTTTGTGAACGGGGTGGACTCGATTATTGCAACCACCGAAGATGGAAACCTCGCAACAAAGCGACTTCATGGTCACGTCGTGATCGTGCCTGCCACCCAAAAGTACTGTTCTGAAAAAGATAGCTATTGACGCCGATGTTCTGACGGCGTATTCTGGCGTGCGTTCTGGACACCGCCACCCCATAAATTCTATGTCCACCGAACCACACGACGAATCGCAGCCGGAAGCAGCCGACCATTCCGGGGTAGGGGAACCTTTTGGATCGAGTGACCTCGGCTCTGACTTACATCGGTTGCGCGGCGACCTTCGTTTACTGGAACAGGCTTTGCGGAACGATTGGGGGTCAGACAAGCAACAGATTGATACGGCCGTATTCGCCGAACAGCTTGCAATGGAGGCGGCAGCCCAAAAGCAAGTCACGGAAGCGATGACAAAGGAAGAACGCCAGCGGGCTCCATACAAGCACGAAGATCGCATCCGGATGGCAGGGCTGCGGGTGGCGGTCCAATTGCGAGCACAGAAGATTCGGTTGCTTGAACTGCTACTAAAGAAGCAGGAGTTGGCTATCCTCGCCAAACAGACGACGCAACCGACGAACCTCATGCAGATGGTCGTCAAGATCGAGCAAGAGAAGCGGGCAAACGTGATGACGAGAGAAGGCATTTACGAGGCAATTGAAAGGGCGGCGGCAGAACAGGCCGCCGAGGAGTCGACACAATACCCCCCCGGTAGCGGCAATGGAAAGCCGCCAAGCAAAAATGGAGAAACGACCGATGAGCAATGATAGCGAGACAACTTTGCCTCTGCGGTTGGAATGGAGGACGCCGGAAGAATTGGCCGACAACCCAGCGAATTGGCGGCTGCATCCATCGGAGCAGACGAGTGGATTGGACGGGCTGTTGACGGAGGTCGGTTGGGCGGGGGCGGCACTCTACAACGAGCGGACGGGAAGATTGATCGACGGCCACCTACGAAAGGCGGTCGATCCGGCTCATTTGGTCGATGGTCGGATGCCGGTACTCGTCGGTTCCTGGACCGAAGAACAGGAAAAGAAAATCCTCGCGGCTCTTGATCCTATCGCTGGTTTGGCGAAGATGGACGAGAAGGCATTGTCACTCCTACTTGCCGACATCCATACGGACGTGGATAACCTTCAACACGTCTTTGATCGGATCATGCCGGAAAACACGTTGAACGTGGACTATCTGAGTGAGACGGCCGGGTTCGCCGAGGGCGAACAGTTCAGTGATTCGCCATTATTGATCGCCATCCCCATTACGGCAGAACAGGCCAACGACGAGGCCATCAAAAGCGATCTTACTGCGTTCTGCCAATCCCACGGACTTGAATACAAGATACGGTCATAAGATGTTTATCCTCGTACAGCCGATGTATTCTAAACAGGCGTTGAATGGTGACTCGAACTATATCGTCTATACGCAATGGATTGAAGCCATGCACCGGGCGAGGCCGGATTGGCACTTCGTCGTCATCTTTCCTGATGCCCATAGCGGATTCAAGTACCAAGACGATGGATTCTTCCGTCAGTCATTTGTGACACGGGTGCCACAGCGTATCAACCCCCGGAAGCGTGGGAACGCGATTACGTTTGATAGCGTGTGGTATGACGCCTTGTTTGATAGGATGGCGTTCGATGTCGTGTGGTGCAATCTCGTGGAGATTGCCGCTCATTTCCAGCCGTCAGAATCGACGACGCAGGGGAAGCCATGCGTCATCGCCGCCCATAACTACGTAATACACCCGTCGCTGCAATATGGTGACACCGGACAGACAAACCTAATGCTTTCGCAATTGATGAGTTCAATCTGCGCGGATGTTAATGTGTTCAATTCTGACCATTGCCGCTGGATGTTGTTCGACAACGCCCGCCGTTGGTTGTCGCCAATGGCGACTAAGGCAATAGAGAAAACGGCCGTCAAAATCAATTACGGATGCCTCGACGGAAGCCTGTCCTATCGTCCAACCGGGAACACAATCCCCATCGTCGCCTACAATCATCGCCTACAAGCGTATAAGAAATTTCGAGAGACATTCGCCCTGTTTGATCGCCTATATGGCGAGGGCACACCTTTCCGCGTCTGGTATATGTCGAATACCTCAAAGGACGCCGCCGCAATCCGGAACCGCCCATACGTGGAAATCCACCTTTCCAAGACCCACGCCGAATATCTGGACAGATTGCGGCAATGTGACCTGAATGTAACCAATTCGATCCACGAAACGTTTTGCATCTCGGCGATTGAATCCATGGCGTTGGGCCAGCCGCTTGTGGCGCCGGATGGCATCACGTTTCCCGAAATCACCGGGCGGGCGGAGAACGCTTACCCCTATCTGTTCAAGACAGAGGATCAGCAATACGATATGGTCCGGCGACTCTTGAAAGACCAAGGTGAGCGGGAAAGGTGGGGGCGGGTCTTGAGTGAGCACGTTCGTGAGAATTATAACCAAGACCTGTGGGCTTCGCGTTACGCTGAATTGATCGAATCACAACCCCGCTCGGCCGGTGTAATCCAAGACCCAAAAGCGTTGGATGGTGTGCGCAGGATCGCAATAGAGAATCCGGAATTGACCGTCAGCGAGATTCGGCGGAAGGTGAACTCGATGCGGGTCAACGGCAGGATCGCCCTTGGCAACCAAGCCATGCCTCCCGTGCGGTTGCTATGGCTTCTGCGGGAAATGGGTGGTAGGATCATCATGCGTAATGGGAAACAACTCGTGGAGTTTGACTGATGGAACGTCTATTGATTACTGGGGCGGCGGGGTTTATCGGGCGGGCTGCGTGGGAACGGTATCGTGAGCGGTGGCAACTGATCGGAATAGATGACCTGTCACGGCCTACGGCGACCCCGCCGTCGATCAACGACGATGAGCCTCACGAGTTCATTCGTGCGGACATCAATCATATCAACGATTTTGATCTTCCTGCCGTTGATGCCGTCCTGCATCTCGCCGCCAAGGTATCCGTTACCCGGTCGATGACCTCCCCGTGGGCCGATTTCCGTACGAACGCTGTTGGCACCGTTCGGCTGATTGAATGGGCGAAGCATCATTGCTCGGGACCATTCCTAATCGCGTCCACCAATAAGGTATTCGGCGAGTTGATCGGACATGAGGAACCAATCACGGATCGGCATCCGATTGCGCCACGGACGCCATATGGAATTGCCAAAGCGGCTGGAGCCCTCTATGTCACCGATCTACTGCCGGACCGTGGATACGCCTTCCACCAGTCGTGCATTTATGGCGAAGAACAGCAAGGAACTGTTGACCAGGGGTGGATCGGGTTCGTCTGGCGGTCGATCCGCCACGGCTGGTCGATTACGTGTTATGGGGACGGAAATCAGGTTCGTGACCTCTTGCACGTTGACGACCTCCTGGCGGCCTATTCTCTTGCCCTGGACGGCAGGTTGACGCCTGGGCAGTACGTGACGGGCGGCGGGATTGCCAATGCCCTGACGTTCCATGACGCGGTAGAGACGCTAGGGGGGACGATTCACGGGTATGCCCCATGGCGTCCATGTGACCAACGGTATTTCGTTTCGGCGAACGAGGGATTATCGGCGGCTGGTTGGCGTCCGGATGTCCTGGCGAAGGAACGGCTTTGCCAATGGCGAGCGTCCGAAATTGGGTAGGCGGAGGTTCAAGGGGTTCCGTGGGGTTTCGAGGGGTTGACCCCCTCCCGACCACTCGTGACTCCCATCGACTTCCTTCTGGCACCCATCGACTTCCTTCTGGCACCTCCCGGCTCCCCCGTGACTCCTTCTGGCTCCTTCCGACTCCCCGCTGGCTCCCTCTGGCTCCCTTCCCGACCCATTCCGGCACCCTGTCGATTCCCTCTGGCCCCCATCGACTTCCTTCCGGCACCCTCTGACCACCCTCTAACCCCCCTTTGAC